GAGGGTTAAATGAAAATTGAAGAAGCAGCAAAGTTGGCAGGTAGCAAGGTTGCTCTGGCCTGCCTGCTGGGGGTAACAGAAAAGACAATCTGGAAGTGGAGTAAAGATGGTGATGATTTGCCAGCTGACCGCTACTACCAGATGGCAGGTTTGAATGCCATGAAGAAATGGAAGCCGGTAAACGGACAGAAGTTTCCGAAGGAATAAAAAAAGGCCCGCATTGTGAGTGCAGGCCGAAAAGCATCTATCGAGGTCATTATGACAGTAAGTTCCAGTTCGGAGCAAGCCAAGAAAGCTCGCTCTCGCATCACCAAAAAGGTTCGGTTTGAAGTTTTTAAGCGAGACAGCTTTAAGTGCCAGTACTGCGGCGCATCATCTCCAGATGTGGTTCTTCACGTTGATCACATCAAGCCTGTTTATGAAGGTGGTGGCAGTGACATGCTTAATCTTATCACTGCATGTCAGCCTTGCAATTCCGGCAAGGGGAAGCGAAAGCTTACGGATAACTCATCCATCAAAAAACAGATGACTCAACTGCAGGAGTTAAATGCCAAAAGAGAGCAGCTTGAGATGATGATTGATTGGCGCAAGGGGCTGGAAGCTTTGAGCGATCAAACTGCCAATTTTATAAAATCAGCAATTGAGAGAAAAATGAATGGCTTCTCGATAAATGAGAATGGGTTAAGCCACATTTCAAAGTGGAATCGTCAGTTCACTTTTGAAGAAATACTTTCAGCTATAGACCGGGCCGCTGACAAAAAGCTTTGTAACGGAATTGACAGCAAGTCAGCTCAGGAGTTTTTTGATCTGATACCCAAACTGGCAGCCACAGCAAAAATGCCAGAGCATCAGCAAAAGCAGCTTTATGTCAGAGGGATCTTGAAAAATCGAGTTTACGTCAATGACCGACAGGTTATGCCGATTATAAAGTCATGGCATGACAACGGTTTTTCTATGGATTCACTTGTTGAATTTGCAAAGACAGTAAAAAGCTGGACCGCATTTAAAATTTATGTTGAGCAACACATTGAGGCTAAAAATCATGGCTGAGATGAAAAGAAAGTTTCAGGGTATTTTTATCCCAGCTGAGCTTTGGCTTAACCGAGATCTCAACATCACCGAAAAAGCAATGCTCGTAGAGATCGCCAGCCTGGAAGATGAAGTGAAGGGGTGTTTTGCAGGCAACGCCTACTTCGCAGACTTTTTCGCATTATCCAAAAACAGGATATCTGAAATCGTGCGAAGCCTTGAGTCAAAAGGCTATGTCCGGGTGGAACTTGAGCGAGAGGGCCGTATGGTTTCTGAGCGGAGAATTTTCCTGCTTAACGATCATTTCTATCAGAATTATCCTGCTCATGTTGCGCCGATAGGTAGTCGGAAAACCGATGAGGGGTGTTCGGAAAATCGTGAAGAGATATTAACTACAGAGAGTAAACAACATATAAATACTTCTTGTCCTGAAAATTCTTTTCAAGACGCAAAGGTTTCAAGCAGGAAGTATTCGTTCAATGAAGCAGACATGACGGCTGCCAGATACATCGCCGATAAGGTGGATGCACTGGCGGGTTCGCCCGGGAAGCACAACCTGCAGAGCTGGGCCAACACTATCAGGCTGATGCGTGAGCGTGACGGACGTAACCACCGGGAGATATGCGATCTGTTCAAGTGGGCTAATCGGGACAACTTTTGGAAAGATAACGTTCTGTCACCGGAAACGCTGCGCAAGCAGTGGCAAAAGCTGACCATCCGCCGTAACAGTGAGCGCAACGGAACGACAGCGGCTCGCCCGGCGCTGGACTTCAATAACACTGACTGGGCTGACAAGCTCGGAGAATGACATGAAAAACATGGCAGATGTGATGAAGGCAGTTCAGCAGCGTGACGGAACAGCGCTGGCGAAGCTGGCGACAGTTGCACCACCGATCAGCGCACCACCGACGAAAGAGGCACTTGATTTCTTTAACGGTCTGTTTCAGCAGTTGAGCGTGGTATTCCCGGCAATGCAGGCTCATATCAAATCTCAGTCAGATCTGGATGAATTGCGCCGCCAGTGGATCGCCGCCTTCAAAGAGTCGGGGATCACCAGCAAGAGCCAGGTAGATGCCGGTATGCGCCGCGCCCGTCAACATGAACTGCCATATCTGCCATCGCCGGGCCAATTCATTGGCTGGTGTCATGAGGAAACGGCAATCATGATCGGCCTGCCGCAGGCTGAGGAGGTGATGAAGGAGTTCAAGCGCTACTGCCAGGACCGGAGCCTTTTCGAATCACCAGAACTGTTCACCTGGACTTCTGACCTGATGTACTGGCTCTGTACTGAAATGCGTCACGAGATGGTTGAGAGGAACCTGAACCGGCAGGAACTGGAAAAGCTTTGTGATCGGTTGCTGAGAGACTGGTCGAAGAAGCTGCAGGCTGGCGAACAAATCCCGCCGCCGGTAGTCAGGATTGAAAACAAAACCCGGCCGCCCAGTACGGTTGACGAGCTCGGCCTGGGTAACGAAGAAGTAAAAAAACGCGGAGCCGACATGCTGGCCCGCATCCGCGCCAAAAATGGCAAATAAAATTTAAAGGAAATCGAGATGAACTTTTTCAAAAACGCAATGGTGTACCGTCTGAACAGAAACCTGCCATTCGTAGCGGCCGAGCTGCAGGAGCAGATGGAGCAGTTCCGCTTCACGCCGACCGGCGCGCAGGACATGTCTAAATCTGGATGGGTGTCACCGCTGGTGGATGGCTCAGACAACCTGGTGCATGAAGTGAATGGCCAGCTGCTGCTGAAAATCCGCAAGGAAGAAAAGATTCTGCCGGCCGCGGTGCTGCGCAAAGCTGTTGCTGAGAAGGTCGCGAAGCTGGAAGAAGAGCAATCTCGCAAGCTGAAGAAGACCGAGAAGGACAGCATCAAAGACGAGGTGCTTCACACGTTGCTGCCGCGCGCATTCACTCGTGACTCGTTCACTCAGATCTGGATTGACACCAAAAGCGGCCTAATCACCGTAGACGCGTCGTCAGACACCAAGGCGGAAGATGGGTTAGCTTTAATGAGAAAGTCGCTAGGAAGCCTTCCTGTGACGCCTATGGCCCTATCTAACCCTATTGAACTGACGTTAACCGAGTGGCTGAAGGATGGTGACCTCCCTGCGGGCTTTTCTCTGGGCGATAGCGCAACGCTGAAAGCAGTGCTGGAAGATGGCGGTGTTCTGAAGTCGAAGAAGCAGGATCTGGTCAGCGATGAAATCCGCAATCACCTGGATGCCGGCAAGCTGGTGACCGAGCTGGCGCTCAACTGGAATGAGCGAGTTGATTTTACCTTGACTGACGCGGCCGCAATTAAGCGCATCCGTTTCTCTGATGTGCTGACTGAGCAGAATTCCGATATCGACCGCGAAGACATGGCCCAGCGCGCGGATGCCGATTTTCTGCTAATGACCGGTGAGCTGTCTGCGCTGATCAGCAATCTGGTTGTTGCTCTGGGTGGCGAAGCTCAACGTTGATAATCACGGCGCCCGTCGAAAGGCGGGCCATAACGGGATCAAACATGAAAGCGAAAATCATTGATGCGGTCTGGCTGGTTATGAGTGTGGTGATTGTCGTTCTGTCTCTGAGCGTAATGCTCAACTACACCGGCATCACGATCACCATCGGTAAGCAGCAGAAGCCAGAAATTTTCATCTACCCGCAGGGTTCACAGGAGCAGAGGTTATGAATAAAGCAATTGAAGATGTCGCAAAAGAGCGCCAGCGCCAGCAACTTATCGAAGGCTGGACAACCAAACACGATGATCAGTATCAGTTTAATGAGCTGGCAACCGCAGGCGGGTTGTATGCGTTAAATGCCCATGATATTTCACCTGCACACTTCAAGTCGCCGCCGGCTCAATGGCCATGGAACTCAGATTGGTGGAAGCCTAAATCACCTCGTCAGGATTTAGTGCGTGCAGCGGCGCTCATCATCGCGGAAATTGAGCGCATTGACCGGGCCACCAATCAGAACGGAGAGCAGTGATATGGGGGTAATATGCAGCAGCACCATCGAATCAGTTAGGCAGTGGATCGACAGCAGCCCAGACTATGATCTGATCATTGATGATGTGGTTAAAAAGGCGGGCTGGTCAAAGTGGCACCTTCAGCGCGTATTCCAGGAAGAGACGGGAACGACGCTGGGCGATTATCTTTTCGTTCGCCGCATGCAGGCCGCCAGAGACATGGTAGTAACCGGCAGGTCGCTTATCGTGATAGCTGACCTGATTGGCTACAAAGACCAGTCAAGCTTCCAGCGTGCATTCAAGCGACAGTACGGCGTTTCACCAAAGCAGTACCTGAAAAATCACGGTCCAAAATAAATTCACCGCCGCACGGACGCGGCATTAAACAGGAAATCACAATGAGCAAGTATTCAGAACTGAGCGATTACGACATCAATCTGGCCGTAGCAAAACTGAAAGGCGAGCGTCAGCAATATTTCGTGCCAGTATGGGAGTGGGATGACTGCTACCCGGTAATGGACGCTATGCTTGCGATCACCACCGGCATCAACCTGAAATCAGACGGCACTGCCACCACTGAAATCAACGGCAAACAGGAGAGTGCTGGCGGCGGGCACTGCCGTGCCATCTGCGAACTGTACTTAATGGCGAAAGATTCACAAAACCAGTTGCAAAACGCATAACGTTACAGGATACTTTCCACATCGACCGGATTGAGACCCTGGAAGATTGAGCGCCAGAAGCGCAACAGACTAAGAGCAAAGAATAAGATCCCTTGTAACGGCGGCCTGCTCGGCCGGTCTCAACGTTACAGGGGATTTTTCTTTTGGAGTTTCCCCATGCTAAACCTCAGTCGTAATGACAGAAAAATAATCAAGGCGAAAATGTTCGCAACACTTGGTTATCACTTCAGATTCACCGCTCCAAGCAACCCCAAGAAAGAATATCGCACGCTTGTAAAAAATGTACTTGGCATAGATATGCCGCAGATAACGAATCCACAGGCCATGGTCGCGTTGCGGTATATTGTTGATGCTGAAAATAATGACTTCTGCAAATTGGTGGAAGAGTCATTATCAAAAATGCCTCACGCTCAACCCCATGCATTTATTGACATGCAGGTAAAGCATGCTGTTATCACAAGAAAAATGCAGAAAATTAATAGTCCTGCCATGAGTATTGACCAGCAACGTTCTGAGGTCATCAATGATTACGTGCAGCGCCGTGAAGTCAGCCGTTTCCACGATAAGCATTTTTATAAATCGCGTGAATGGAGAGAGTTGAGGCTGTTGGTTTTATCTGCAAAGCGTGTTTGTGAACTGTGTGGAAGAGGTCCGTCTCAGGGTGCAGTTATGCATGTTGACCATATCAAGCCGAGATCTCTTTATCCGGAGCTTTCTCTTGAGGTGTCGAACATGCAGTTGCTTTGTGACTGCTGCAATATTGCAAAATCAAACACGATCATTGATCGCTACTGAAACTAAAGCCATAACACGGCGCTTTTTTAATGGGCTAAATTTATGAACCAACTAATTAACCAATCAATTCCAACCATGAGTAGCCGTGAAATTGCTGAGTTAGTAAACAGCAAGCATGGGGATGTTAAGCGTTCTGCAATTCGGCTTTCTAACGCTGGAATTTTAACCGCGCCATTGGCGCAGTTCGAATTCATGCACAATGGCAACGTATACACCGAGTATAAGTTTAATAAGCGAGACTCATTAGTTCTTGTTGCGCGCTTATCTCCGGAGTTCACCGCGGCAGTCGTTGACCGATGGCAAGAGCTTGAATCAGAAAAATCACTGCAACTTCCAGACTTCACCAACCCTGCGATCGCGGCTCGGGCATGGGCTGATCAGGTCGAGTCTGTTATGCAGCTGGAAAGTAAAGTTGCTGCCGACGCACCAAAAGTGGATTTTGCAGATCGCGTTGAGAAATCCTCCGGCGTTCTGATTGGTCACTTCGCAAAAGCTATCGGCGTCGGACCTAATCGCCTCTTTGCCTGGATGCGAGCTAATGGATATCTGATCGCCACCTCCGGAGCTCGCTATAACACGCCATATCAGAAGTACCTGGAGCGTGGTTACTTTGACGTCACCGAAAGCAGCTATGACGCTAATGGCGAAACTCGCGCATCTTTCACCACGCACATCACTGGCAAGGGCCAGCTGCGCATTACTGCGGCGCTGAAAGAGTGCGGCATGATTTCCGAGGTGGCGAAATGAAACCTCTGCTTAAAGACATCATTGTGGACATCATCACCGAAAGTCCGGCTAGCACCCGGGAGATCTCTAAAACTATCGCTGACAAATCCAATGGCATCTATGTGGGCAGCAGTGTGCGTTGCTGCATGGCGCGCATGCTCAAAGCTGGCGATGTGGTAAGGGTAGGAACTGATGAGCGTGGCGGTGCAAAATTTGGCCTGCCACCTCAAGCGGGAACGGTTGTGAGTGAGTTCGATCGTCTGCTGGCGCCGCTGCGCCAGATGAGAGGTGTGTGATGGAAATTAAAAAATGTCTTCACTGTGGCTATAAAGCATTTGCCAGGAATATTCATCAGGGATGTGATGGCGGAATTGTTTATTGCAACTGCGGTGTTAAGACTGACATTTTTCCAACATTATCTGAAGCGATTGATGTGTGGAATGCGCAGATCGAGAGTAACCCAACAGAAGCAGATCGCTGGCTAAACGAAGCAACAGAGCAGCGCGCACGAGCAGATCTGCTTCAGATGCAGGTCGATGAGTTATCCGAGGCGCTGAACCAGGCGCGGCGTATGCTGGCATATGCGGGGAAACTGCAGTGAATTACTATAACGAGTGGGACCCACAGGCCGCAGCCTGGCTGCGTGAATTAATTAAGGCGGGTCATATCCCGCAGGGTATTGTTGATGAGCGATCTATTACCGAAGTTACACCTGCCGACCTCTCCGGTTTTACCCAGTGCCACTTCTTCGCAGGCATTGGCGGCTGGAGTCGCGCGTTACAACTCGCAGATATTCCTGCCACTGTCCCGCTGTGGACGGGTAGTCCGCCGTGCCAGCCTTTTAGCGTGGCTGGAGCACAAGTCGGGTTTGACGACCCCCGTCACCTGGCTCCGGCCCTTCTCGAACTCATCGCGCAGTGCAGACCTCCAGTCATCTTTGGCGAGCAGGTTAGTGCCGCTATTGGAAAACACTGGCTCGATTTTATATTCCTTGACCTGGAAGCAGAAGGCTACACCTGCGGAGCGGCAGTACTGCCAGCGGCAAGCGTCGGTGCCCCGCACAAAAGAGATCGACTTTTCTTTGGCGCCGTGGGCAACACCGCACACTTCCGCATCAACTGGAGCTGGAACGCAGGGCCGCGCGGGCGGGATGAATATTCAAACAATGGTACAGTTGGCAGCGTGGCCGACGCCAACGACACGGGATCACAAGGACGGCAGCGAGTGCCTGAATGTGCCAACCAACAGCCTGCTGGGCCGGGTAGTGTGGGGTGCAGCGTGGCCGACGCCCGTAGCGAACGACGACAACAAGACGCCGGAAGCTCACTTAAGGATGAAGCAGCGAATGGGGGAGCGGGACGGGACTGGGTCGAATCGCACGGCGATAACCTCTCTTCAGGTGATGTCGAAATTCACGCAGCCAATCCGCATCACGGCTTCTGGTCAGATGCTGACTGGCTCGGATGCAGGGATGGAAAGTTCCGGCCAGTTAGATCCGGCTCATCCCCGCTGGCTAATGGGATTCCCGCCCGAGTGGGACGACTGCGCGGTTATGGCAATGCCATCGTCCCGCAAGCCGCGGCAGAATTCATAAAGGCGTTCGGTATTCCGGTTGAAAATCACGAAGTGAAAGATGTTAAGCATAAGCCTGTACTCAAGTGGGCTGGTGGGAAAATGTCTGTTATCGATAAGCTGTTGCCGCTCCTGCCTCGCGGAGATAGGCTTATCGAGCCATTTGTTGGGGCTGGAAGCGTGTTCCTTAATGCCGGATTTAACCGCAATCTACTGGGAGACTCGAACGGAGATCTGGTGAATATGTGGCAGTGCATGGCGGAAGATGCCGATCAGGTGATTGAGTTGGCCAGTGATTTATTTTGCTGGCAGGACAGAGAGGATTATCTGCGTGTCCGTCAGTCATTCAACAATAAATCGCCGCTGCGCATGCGCCGTGCCGCAGCGTTTATTTACATGAACAAGGTTGGATTTAACGGCCTTTGCCGCTACAACTCAAAGGGAGAATTCAACGCTCCATACGGCGACGGCAAGATAAAGAGCGTTCCAGAGACAGAGATTCGCGCCTTTGCAGCAATGGCTGGCTCATGCGAATTCCGGCATTCAGGATTTAAGGCGCTGATGTCAGAGGCTGGTGCCGGTGATGTTGTGTATTGCGATCCGCCATATTACGCCGTTGGCGATGAAGTGATGTTTACTAAATACTGCTCCAATGCTTTCACTTTTGATGACCAGAGAGCACTGGTTGGCGCGGCGGTGGAGGCGGCCGGGCGCGGCGCCAGGGTGGCAATCAGCAACAGTGGCTCGCCGGTTATTCGGGAGATGTATGAGGCGGCGGGCATGACCATCCATGAGCTACCCGCGCGCCGGAGTATCAGTTGCGCTGGAGATACCCGCGGCAATGCGCCTGACATCCTGGCGGTTTTATGAAGGCAGGGAAAAAAGAAGCAGCAAAAGTAATCGGCTATCTGAACGGAGGTGGGCTGGTAAAGCCCGCCACCCAGCATGATGCCGATGCTATGCGCGCCATGATGAGCGGAACGGCGGTGGAGTTGAAGCCAATAACGAATCAGCGGAATATTGGCTACCACCGGAAATTCTTCAGCCTCATCAACCTGGGGATGCAATATTGGGAACCGGAATGGCGCATGGTTACGGATGCTGAGCGTTGGATCGCGCACAAGGTGGCACAGCAGATATCTGAGGCGGCTGGCGGTGGTGTGACGGATATCACTACAGAGATTGCCAATCAGGTTCTGGAAGAGGCAGCCCGGCAGCGCGCCGCTAAATTTGATTCGGAAATTATGAAGACAACCGAGGCATATCTTAGCGAGGTGATGATCAAAGCAGGATTCTTCGATACCGTTCTGCTGCCCGGTGGGGGCACGGCCAAGGCACGCTGGTCAATATCTTTCGGAAACTGCAGCCAGGAACGATTTGATCACATATACAAAGGCTGCGCCGGCGCTATCTGGATGATGACGCTGCACAAACACTTCACCGACGAAGCAGAGATGCAGCAGGCGGTTGATCAACTGAGTGGGTATTTCTGATGGCGAGAAATAAAGCAGATAAAGAACACCTGAATAAGCTGGTAGAACTGGGCTGTTGCGTTTGCCTGAGAGAAGGGTTCGGCGCGTCGCCTGCTGAAGTCCATCACATCCGCTCGCGTGCAGGTGCGGGGCAGCGATCTGCTGATATGGATGCTATACCACTTTGCGCGCAGCACCATCGAACGGGTGGATACGGCGTCGCGTTCCACGCCGGTAAAAAAGGTTTCGAGAGCCGATACGGCACCGAAGAGGAATTGCTTGCTTGGACGATGGAGAGAATATGAAAAACGCCTTCGACATGCTGAGTTCAGTAAAGAGCAAAAGCAAAGTGCAATACAGCGATCGCGGCGTAAAGAAGGTGCGAAACACAGAAGAGGAAGATAACCAGGGTGCAGTGATTGAGTGGGCTAAGCGTCAGCCCTTCAATTCGCGTAAGGTTTTTGACTTCCTCATTCACCATCCGGCAGAGGGAAAGAGAGGGTTTAAGGCCCAAGCCGTTGCCAAAAAGCTGGGGCTTAAGTCTGGGGTGCTGGACCTGCAGCTGTTGGTTCCGATCGGCACCGTGCCGGGATTGTGGATAGAGATGAAGGCAAAGGATGGCCGGTGGTCAACTGCACAGGAGGAGTTCAGGGTGATCGCAGAGTCTATGGGTTATGTCGTGATGGAGGCCAGAAGCGCGGAAGCCTGCATTTCGATTATCAAAGACTGGCTGGCTCGCTTTGCCGCATATCAAAAAAGCGCGTAGAATTTACCCTGGGAAACCTCTGGGGGTAATAAAATGTCGCAGGCGATAGAGCAACTAATCAGGCTTCATGACGCGCAGGCCGTTAGCATTGAGTCATTCGGCCAGGGCCGGGGCAAAGGAGTGCTGAGCAAAGAGCAGCAAATTGCGGCGTTCGCGCTGGCGCAGCGGAAGTGCCCGACCGGATTCGACGTGCTGCAGGCCAAGCACCGCGGAGACTCAAAGGCCGCTGATCGGGTGAGAGAGCATGCCGTTCACGTAGCACTGTCGTCATCATCTCTGGCGCTGGCGTCTATGGCAGGGGTAATCGCCGTATCAGTGGTGCTGGGCCACATCCTTCCTTCACAGCAGAAGCACATTGCCGCATTGCTCCGCCGACACAGCCGACGTGGCCAGCAGACGCGCCGCCTGATTGACGCCTGCAACGACACCATGAGAGAGATGGTCCGCCGGGGTGGTGATCCTGAATATATCAAAACACAACGCCAGCGCGCCGATGAGCTCCGCGATGCGCTGCGCACATGGTCAGAGGCTGAAGCAATCACTGCCACCACATGCCCGAGATGCGCAGGAACGTCAATCATCAAGGGTAACAACATCTGCCCGGAGTGTGGCGGATCCGGAAAGGTGGTGACCACTACCGATCACATGTGGCAGCACATGAAAAGCGCTGGCGCCATTCGTTCAGATTTCGACGCACATTACCTCCCACTCATCCACCGCATAGCTCACACGCTCAGCATTAAAGAATCAGAAGCGACCGATATCATTCAGAGCCGCATTCGTGCAGAGATACGCGGCGCCGCCTAAATTGACTGGGCATTAAATGTGCGTTAAATTTAACAAAGATGAAAAGTTGCGTTTAAAGGGGCTCGCCATGTTGGCGGGCCTTTCTCTATTTGGAATGGGCGATGGAAACATTACCAGCTGGCTTAGGCATATGGGGATTGATTGGCGGCGGCATACCCTCCGTGATCATGGGCTTCATGTGGTTTTTGCAATACAAGTCGAAGCTCTCCAATGAGATAGCCGGCAACAGCGCAATGAAAGAAGCGCTGGAACAGTACAAATCCAGGCTGGCCCAGGTTGAAACAGAAAGGGACGAAGCAGATCAGGAGCGCAGGAAGCAGTGGAAGGAATTCAACCAGCTTGAACAACAAGTCAATAAGCTAAGTCTGTTGTGTGACCAGCAGAACCAGCAGATTCAGAATTTTTCCCTACAGGTTAACCAACTTACGGAACAGAATAAGACATTAACCAACGAGGTCACCCGGCTTCGTGAGTCAATGGAGCGGTAGCCCATGAATGATCGTGTGGCAGAAATTGCCAGAGAAGCGAAAAAGAGTATCTTTGCTCACTGGCAGACATGGCTTGTTCTCATCCTGATATTTATCTCAGGATTTTCCGTGGGAACGAGTATAGGAATTGCCTACACGTCAGGCAAAGCAGCAAAAGAAATCGCCAGCATCCGCCAGGATTATCGTAACCGAGCGGATCTGAGAGACCAGAAAGTTGAAGACCTGGCCAAACAGGTTCAGGCAATACCAGATCAGACAGCGGGAAAGTTGGCGACAGACGAAAAAAACGCCGCGTCTGATAAGTGAGGCGTAAATGACATTGCTATCTGACATTCTCGGGCGACTCCGTAAAGGGCAGTCGCCCTTTTCATTTCCGGATTTACCCACTCAGCCCGCAACTGTAGAGAAACCCAAAATGACACAAGACGAATTCACCCGCGCCGCCGGACTAAGCCTGGCGCAGGGCGCTCGCTGGTTCCCGTTTATTGAGGCTTGCCTAAGAGAGTTTAAAATTGACACTAGCAAGCAAAAGGCCGCCTTCATCGCTAACGTCGCTCATGAATCTGCGGGATTCACAAAAGTAGTAGAGAGCCTGAATTATTCAGTTGCTGGATTGCTGGCAACGTTCCCTACGCGAGTAACCCGCGCTCAGGCTGAGATTATGGGTAGGTCGGAAAGCCACTCAGCAGATCAAAAGGCTATCGCGATTCAGGTTTACGGAAACAGGCTAGGAAATCGTGCTGGAACTGATGACGGCTGGAATTTCCGCGGGCGAGGTCTAATCCAGATAACAGGGCGCAGTAACTATAAAGCCTGTGGAGAGGTGATTAAGATTGACTTCGAAAATCAACCTGAAAAACTGTCTGAAGATAAGTATGCTGCGCTTTCTGCAGGCTGGTTCTGGAGCGTAAACAATCTGAACGGACTTGCTGAGCAAGGTGATTTCAGACAAATCGTCTTAAAAATTAACGGTGGTTTAAATGGTTACGATGATAGACTTGCAAGATATAAAAAGGCTATCGGAGTATTGAATGGAACTGCCAAAACAAGTTAAAGATTTAACAGGTGAGAGATGGGGTTACCTGACAGCTAAGAGATACAGCCATAGCAAAAGGGCTGCCTTTTGGGTGTTCCTTTGCGATTGTGGGACAGAAAAGGTATTCGCTGCCTCACTGGTAAGGGTAGGGAAAAGAACTTCATGTGGTTGCAAAAACCGTTCGGCATTTCAGCCAGGAATGATATTCAAAGGGTGCACACTCCTCAAGAAAATTCATTCTGAAGGACATGGCTCTAAATCGGCGTTTTTGTGTCATTGCGGTAATTTCTTCAGCGCTCTGACTGACAATGTCGCAAGAGGAAGCACAACTTCTTGCGGATGCAGGCACTACACCATGAAGGGAAAAAGCAGGCAAAAATCATATCAGGTATGGCGCGGAATGGTTAGCCGATGCACAAACAAGGATGATAAAAGGTATCAAGATTATGGTGGAAGAGGCGTCACTATATGTGAAAGATGGATGGATTATTTTCTCTTCTTAGAGGATATGGGAGACCCACCTGAAGGGCTTACTATGGATAGGATCGATAACACCAAGGGATACAGTCCTGAAAATTGCAAATGGTCAACGTCTATAGAACAGGCAAACAACAAGCGAAACAATAGATTCATTGAATATAAAGGCAGGCGTCAGACTATGGCTATGTGGGCCAGAGAAAAAGGTATAAATGTCGGAACTCTAAAATCACGATTAGATAAAGGCTGGGATGTTGAGAGGGCGCTGGAAGAATGAGGATTAACCTGAGCGATATGCTCAAGGCCCGGAGTGCGGAGTCTCCCAGCTTGAGCAGGGTCATGGTCTGGCTGGCGTTCCTTACATGCACCGGCATCATCATCTGGTACGCGTACAACCTGAAGCTCGACTGGGATATGTTCGGTCTGTATTTGGTGACAATGGTCGGCGCATATCAGGGAGCAAGCTATCAGGCGCGAAAAGTCGAAGAGAAAAAGATTGATGCCGTGACCACTGATCCCACCTGGCCCGCCGGAACTCAGCCGGATATCCCCAAAAACCCGGATGAAATGCCCTGACAGACGCGCGTACGTGAATTCTGCGTAACTCATCAGGGCCATCACCTTAAGAATAAAAGAGAAATCACATGCCTACATTCAGCTGGAAGGTATACGCCACGGCTGGCGCGCTCGTGGCTGCCTTTATGGCGGCATGGTTTATTCAGGGGATACGGTGGGACAACAATGTTCTGGCGATCACGAAGGCCTATCAGGCAGATCAGCTTTTGGTTTCGAAAACCAATCAGGCCATGCTCAGCAATGCTATCGTTCAGCGCGACGCAGCTCAGGCGCAGGCCGCAAGACTGTCATCTCAGCTGCAGGAGAATATCCGCAATGCAAAAACCAACAATCAGATACTCGCTAATCGTGTTGCTGATGGCGCTGTCCGGCTGCTCATCAACGGAAAAGCCACTTCAGCCAATGGATCTGTCGTGGTGCCCGGCACCGGCCGCACCGGATCAGGCGGCGATGTCGTACAGTTCGAGCTCTCTGACGCTGCTCGACAAAGTTATTTTGCCCTCAGAGAGTCAATCGCCAGCGACGCAGCCATGATTGAGTACTATAAAAAATACATCTCTCAGCAGTGTTACAGGGAAAAGACATGATTAAAACGATGAACGGGATCCTGATTGGTGGCAATCTGGCCGGTATTGGTGGATCCACACTGATTGGCGAACAGGCCACGACGGTTATCCCTGAAATTGACCTGACCGCATCGGCGCTTGATAGTCGAGTCTCCTATACCGGTCCGGCGCACGCATACCGCAACCAGGCTGGCGGCATTTCACAGAGCTCAGCCAATCAGTGGCCACTGGAATACTCTGGAGGCGCGGTAGTCGGCAGGCACATGCCCGAGAAGGCTGCAACAAACCTGATCCGTGATAACCGATTTGCGAATATAGGCACCGGCCTGGAGTGGACATCTACCGGCGGTGGAGTGCGTGAGGCAGCACCGACAGGATCCATTGATGGCGGGCAGGGATACCGCATAACATCGACCTATTCCAGGCCTGGAATTTATGACGGCGCGACATTCATCGTTCCGGACACCACTGCATGGATGACTGTCCCTCTGGGATCGGTATGGGCACAGCGTCACGTCACCGGTACATTTTCGGCGGCGGCAGCCAGCGCCAGGTTCTATCCGGCTCGGCAGGATGCGAGCAATTACCTGTACGCTACCGATGCGGCACCGGCCGGGCAGGTAACAATGAGCGTAATCCGGCGGGACAACGGCGACAGCACCGACACTATATGCCTGCCACAGGCAGAGGCTGGCGGCGTGGTTACTTCACCCATCATCAACGGAACGACCCGGGCGGCCAGCGCCGTCACTGTTCAGCGCGTCAATGGCGCCACAGGGATCACCCTGAAGTTCAGTGATAACACCACGCAGGATATCAATTTCAGCGGGCAGACCATTTCATTGCCCGTTTCTGCAGTTGACTGGGCAACCCGATATCTTAAAACAATCTCATACAGGAAATAACAATGGCCAATCCGATTAACCTCACTAAGGCATGGGTGCAGATCACCAACGGTTCAAACAGTATCGCTATTCAGGCAAAGCGCGGAATGGTGCATATCGCTACCGGCGCCACAGCACCAACGTCTGCCGCTGTAGGCCTGACGATTGAAGGCAGTGAGAAGCTGACCATTGCAGCGCCAGCTATCGCATGGGCCAGAGCGGACGGATCCAGCGCATTGCTCGCAGTCCAGACCTGGTAGGAAATTTCCGCATAGTCTGATATCAGAAAAATCTCAGCAATACATAATTATCTCTGATGTTAAATTAAACCGGAGATAAGGGAATGGCTGACAAATATGTAATAGTTTCGGGGCAGAACCTGACTGCACTGCAAACGCAAATCAACAACATGCTGGCACAGGGCTATCAACCGCTGTCCGGCACATTTCTGCAAACCAACAGTATGTTTTACCAGGGCATGGCTTATCTGGCGGGTGTTCCGGTTCCATTCGGCAACGTCACCGGCATCAGTGATCTGTTCCGGCAGATGTCTACCATCACCGACAAGGAACTTCTGCGCCAGGCTGTAGGCAGTCTGTTTCTGGGTTATAATGCTGATAACGCCAAGCCGGGTGACTGGAAACCCGATCCGGATGATATAGACAACATCAGCGATCTGGTGAGGATGCTGCTCAAGACATCCACGAAACCCGGTATGCGTGAGGTGATAGGCGCGGGAACATCCAGCCTGATCATCGGTGCCGGTGGAGATGAGGCCAAGCCAGGCGACTGGAAACCGGACGTCAGCGATATCAGTGGTGCCAGTGAAGTCATTCAGGCGTTGCTGGAATCGAACAATGAGCAGGGTGCGCGCGCTGCTATTGGCGCAGGAACGTCAAACCTGAAAGTGGGTACTGGCGCGACTGATGCGAAAGCAGGTGACTGGCTGCCGAAGAATACTGACATCCAGGGTTTATCGGTCACGCTCATTGCGCTACTGGCTGCCACAGACGCCGCCACTGCGCGATCAGTTATCGGGGCTGGCACGTCTAACCTGACTGTAGGTAGTGACAGCACGCAGGCTAAAGCCGGTAACTGGAGGCCTGCAGTGTCAGATATCTCTGACCTGGGAAGTACGGCCATTGCAGCATTCCTGAAATCCAATGGTGCAGAACTGACGGCGGCGCAGCAACTGGCCATCAGGGCTATTATTGGGGCGGGAACATCCTCGCTGGCGATCGGCACCACGGCGACAACGGCAAAGGCCGGTAACTATGCGCCCTCTGCTCAGGACATATCTGACGCCAGCGATATCGGTAAAGCACTTATGAAAGCAGCAACGGTCGCAGCTGCACTTCAGGCTATATCCGGCAACACGCCACAGACAGGATCATTCCTCCGTGCGGACGGGGTGTGGCAGGTGCCAGCAGGCACGACGTATGGTGCCGCAACCCAGGCAGCCGCCGGTCTGATGTCAGCCACGGATAAGCAAAGGCTGGATAACATCGCCGTACCAATAGCCCGTGCTATCGGTGCTGGTGAGCGCCCGGTCGGAACGGCATTCACCATAGACTCAGCCCGATGGGCAGATGTGACTTACTCATTCAGTGCAACCCTCACCGCCACAATCGCCGCAAACCAGAACGTGCAGATAGATGCGCTGGTTGATGGAGCTGTAGTTGCGAGGCTTGCTATTGGAATCACCCTGTCTCTTGCTGTTACAGTAGGCATGACACTTCCGTTCACGCACTCCATGACCTTCAGGGTGCCACCAGGCAAATCTGTTCAGTTCGCTAAGACAGGAACAGCAGCAGTAGCCGTAACCGTGGCAGCCGGTCAGGAGACACTTCTTTAAGAGGAAATCACAATGGCGAAAACAGACTGGGCTGCATTACAGGCTGAATTCACCAGGGAAACAATGCGCACAGGGATTGGTGCGCAGGAATGGTGTAAGAAGAAAGGCCTGAACTACTCCACCGCAAAGCGCCATATAAAGGGGTACACGGTAAAGGGCGACATCAAAGAGGCGCTGGAGAATGCCGAATCAGTTCCCCATAAGGCCAAAAATGCGAATGGAAAAGTGCGCAAAATAGTGCGCAGTAAAAAGTGCGCAAAAAAAAGCGCGCAATCCGAAGATTCGCAAGAAAGTGCGCAAATGCCAAAAAGTACACAGACATCAGACGATTCCGATGGTGTGAAAAATAACGCCGAGCGGGATTCATCAGGGAGGTTCCAACCGGGCAATAAGGCTGGCAATGGAAACCGTGGTAACCCGATGCCCGTTTGCAGTATCAGGCCAGGCGAGCGAAGAGCGCTGACGCATGGTGGTTATGCGAAGTACCTCAAGGCTGATGAGTATTTCGAAGACGCCAGAGAGATGACGTTGCAGGATGAGCTGGACTTCGCCCGCGCCAGAACCATCAGCCTGACCAAGACCATGGAGTCGCTGGCCCAGATTGCTCACGACCCGGAGAACGATGCTGAGATCAAGATGGAGGCCATCAACAAAATGCTGGCGGCTGAAGCGGCGCTGGACCGGAACATCCGGACCATTGAGTCTGTCGAGCGCACCATTGACCAACTGGTTGTCAGCACTGTTAACGTTCCCCGCCTGCGCGCCGACACTCAGCGAATCATCGCCGCCACCCGCAAGCTGACGCTGGAAGCAGACAAGCTTTCATCCGAGGGAAAAGACAAGCACACGCCGATGTCAGAAATGCTGGAGGATATCCAGCAGATGGGCAATTCCGGCATGCTGAACTAATGCAGAAACCAGTGGGAAGCTACTGCGCAATTGAGCGATAATTGTCCTGCTGGCTAGGAGGCATCCGAAGAGCTGATATCGTCACAGTCTGCCAGCAACATCCCTCACTGCTGAGGCATGTAAAATGACGAGCAAACGAGACGAGGTTTGTATGCCAATAGCCAGGATAGATTGCCGCCCTTACCCGGCTGACATCTGGTTCACCGATGATGTTGATTCCTTCCACCGCAAGCGCCGCCAGATTAACGGCATGACAGATCGCATGGACAGCATGCAGGGCTGCGTATCCTCCAGCGATAACCGTGGAAGCATGGTGATCGGCCTGTTCGTAATGGACGGCAGCGTTCTGGTTCATGAGATAGCGCACGCGGTCATCAATATCTTCCACTTCACCGGCACGCCGATTAACCTCGACACCACTGAGCCATTCGCCTACATGACGGAATCCATTCACGAGCAGTGCAATGCGCTCCTGAATAAGTGGTCACTGAAAGCTGAATCGTAGAGTGAAGCATGACAACCAAATGCATCGGCCTCATGGGCCGCATCTTCGGGCATAAGTGGCGTAAGAAATGCCAGTATTGGCGGGTGAAGCGAATCACCTATTTTCGTCACTACCTGAAGTGCAAGCGTTGTGGCTGCAAGATTACTGACCTGCGCGATTCGTCGCGTTGACGGGAGAGAAGAAATGACTCAGAAAAAAGACCGGCGCAGCGCGCGCACCAGAAAGCGTGATGCTCATAATGCAACAGGACTTCCGGCATGGCCCTATGCTTCAGGGGAGAACGTGTGTATCAGGATGGTTCGTGGCGACAGGGTTTCAGGTCCAAACTTTTGGCTTGTTGCCCCGCATGACTTTTCAGTGAGTGATTGGGTGCCGTGTGTGATGCCGTCACTGCCACGCAGTCATTCATCCAGGGAGCCGATGGCGCCGGAGGTTTCACAATGATAAGCCCGGAATCAGACAGCAAAGCTTTGCGCCTGGCGCGCGTCATCACGCAGATTTATGAGCAGGATGCGATCGGCGGCAACGCCCAGCGTCAGGCAAAGGTTCAGGCTCTGCTGGCGGATGAACTGGAATCACATCGGCGCTCGCTTAATTCAGCAATGTATGCAGAGCGTGCGCTCATAGCACAGCGTGACAACTGGCGCGCTCGTTATCGTGAAATCACAGGGGAATCAGAATGAGTACAATGATGAATGACTGGCAGCGCCGCCTTGGTCAGCGTGAAGCAGGACTGGTTACTGTGGCTGTCTCGCGTCATGGTGCCCGCGTGTCTCTGGACGACTACCGAAACGAATACCACATCAGCATGACAGTCAACGCATTTAGCGATCTGTCATTCGGCATTATTGACAAGCTAAATGGCGCGCACGAAAGAGCGACCGAGCTAATGCTGGAGCAGCTGGCATCGCAGCAGTCCATTATTGATTCGGTGGAGATGCAGGATAAGCAGAAACTGATTGATGAGATCGCGCGCCTCAATGCGCAAGTTAAAAAGCTGGCGGCCTCTGCATCAGTTGCTGATCGCGTAATGGAATCCATCACAGGAAAAGAAGGTGAAGCATAATGAATCGTATCGACATGAACAAGGCGCGTGACCTGTCAGGCATTGGCGCTCCGGCAGCAATTGATGCAGCGGTGCAGGACGCAATCCACGCAGCATTCAGTGCTCGCGAGGTCATCATTGAAGCTGCGTTCCGCAAAGAGTTCGGCAACCCTGAAGAAATGAATCAGGAGCAGATCGCTTCCATTGCCGAAGAGTGCCATCAGGAATGCCAGCTGGTTGATGGCGTGAACCACTATCGATTTGTGCGCGGCAAGGGTGATGACCGCAGGGTTCTGGTTGAGATAGTTCAGCAGTGCAGCGGAGATACGCTGAACACCAGCTTCCGCAGCGAGATTGGTGACCTTGGGCTGGGGGAGGCGTGATGGAAGGCAGATGCGATATGCACAACACTCATCTCAGCACCGCCGGGAAATGCGCACACTGCGAAGTGCTGAAGAAAACAACCGTCGGGATCATTGATTACAGCAAGCTATCTGACTCTGACATGGCTGAGCTAAGCCGCCCGACATTTGGCGAATACATCATCCCAGTGAAATCCATCAACTACATCGCCACCTATCAGGCGGAGTGCGTTGACGGCAATCAGGTAACCGCTAACCTTGCGTTGGGTGATGTGCCGGAAGGTGCCAGCCCTGGCAGCATGATTGAACTCATCACAGAGCAGGCTTATGCCGACATCGCCCGCAGCGGCATGAACGCCACCAGCGTGCTGGTGCTCAACCTGTCGAGGGTGTGGTGATGAACCTGAATCCTGACTTCTTCCACCGCGCGGTAGAGGCGACACCACAGAAGCGCCGGCACTTCCAGTTGCTGCGCCTGCCTGATGGTGTATGCAAAGTTCGCCTGGTCCGTCTTTGGGGATTCCTCTACACCGACGTGAAATACAAAATTAATGGTCACTTCGCTACCGAGTTCGCTGATGCGCAGGCGGCGCGTGACTTCATCGATAATGGCTGGGCCGATAAAGCGGTTGAGGATGGCTGGCTATGAGCAGCTATTTCTTTCTGGGTCTGGCGGCAGTCTGCCTGATATGCGGAGCCATCTGGAATAGCAACCCTCTGCTGGTGATGGGTGCCGTGTTTATCTGTGGCTCCGTAATTATCGCCCGCTGCGACACCATCATCACGCTGCTGAGGTCGAAGCAATGAAAGAGTTCCTGTTGACTATCATCTGCCTGGTTGTGGCCGCCGCTGTCGTGCCAGTTGCAGTGACTGGCTGGCGGCATGTCCGGGCTATTCTGATTCACTGCGCCATGTCATTCGTGGTATCGGTCGATGATGAGCTACTGCCGCGCAGCGTGGTATTGTGGTACGCCAAAGAAGACCAGAAGTTATGCCGGTTTCTCGGTGAGAATATTGAGAGCCGATACACCATTGCGCGGGAAAACGCGCGTTACCTGTGAGGAAGTAATCGTGGCAATTATCGATCTGAAAGAATCTGTGCAGGTTGCAATCATTGAGGCGGCAAAAGAGATCGCTATCAATGAGGTTAAGTATGGGAAAAGTCAGGGCAAGGCGATCTCTGAAGTTTTCAAGGAAGCCGCCGAGGCCATTTATCAATCAGTAATCAAGAAGGGCTGAAGAATGTCAGACAAAGATATCGAGCAGCAGATTCAGGCCAAAGGTAAGACGGCACCGCGCGTGACGCCATCGCACATTGAGGGCGTAATTTCATGTGAGCATTACTTTACTGCACAGGATGGCGTTAATGGAGCGTATGGCACGCCACGCGGCGCGCCTGCTGCACTTTCCTGCCTGACATTCTGCGTGCTTACTCTGGATAATGGGTTCACCGTCACCGGTGAAAGTGCCTGCGCCAGCCCGGAAAACTTTGACGCTGAGATCGGACGCAGCATTGCCCGTGAGAACGCCATTCAGAAAATCTGGATGCTTGAAGGGTATCTGCTGAAGCAGAAGCTGAGCGAGGAGAAAGCCAATGTCTGATTTCGCGTCTGCGCTTAAGGCGCTAAAGAGCGGGCAGAAAGTGACCCGTTCTGGCTGGAATGGCAAAGGACAGTTCGCGTGGTATGTCCCGGCCGGAGAATACCCGGCGCGCATGGAAGCGGTGAAGGGCGAGTTTGAGAATGACCAGGTTCCATACGATGCGTACTTTGCGCTGAAGAATGCTCAGGGTAAAGTAGTGCCATGGACGCCCAGCATTGGCGACATTCTCGCAACGGACTGGGATACCCTGAAGTAAATCTGATGCCCGCCACCGCGCGGGCTTTTGCATATCGGTGGGATAATGCAGGAACCTGAAGTTAGCAACATGACCGAGACAGAGCAGAAGGCATTCATCATGTCGCGGTTATCCGATCCGTGGTGGCGACTGAACAACCTGTACAAGGTCGAGAATGAGAAGGGCGAACTGGTCACCTTCAGGATGCGCCCGGCGCAGCGTGATCTGTTCCACAACATGCACAAGCGCAATGAGATACTGAAGGCGCGCCAGCTTGGGTTCTCTACGGCGATTGATATCTACCTGCTGGACCAGGCGCTGTTCAACCGGAACATTAAGTGTGGCATCAATGCGCAGGATCTGAAAGCGGCCGGCGAGATATTCCGAACGAAGATAGAAATCCCCTACATGAATCTGCCTCAGTGGCTGCGTGATCACGTCCAGTTGACGTCGTTCCGCTCCAGCTCGCAGGGCGGTTACATGCTGTTCAACAATGGCAGCAGCATTCAGGTGGCCGTGTCATTCCGCTCAGGCACCCTGCAACGCCTGCACATCTCTGAGCATGGTAAGATATGCGCCAGGTCACCTCAGAAAGCGAAAGAGGTGCGAACTGGCACGCTGAATGCCGCATCATCGAAGGATGCCATCGTATTCATCGAGTCAACCGCAGAAGGTGTGGGCGGCGACTTCTATGACATGTGCATGGCAGCCATTGAGCTTTCACGCTCTGGCCAGCCGCTGACTGATGTGGACTACAAGTTCCACTTCTTCCCATGGTTCCGGGATCAGAAGTATTCAATGACGATTCCTCCGCGCGGCCTGCACCTCAGTAAGGCGCACGCTGATTACTTCGCTGCTGTCGAGGCTGTTGCAAAAGTGACATTAAGTGACGAGCAGAAGTTCTGGTACGTTACCACTGAGCGCACGCAGAAAGGCGAGATGAAGCAGGAGTTCCCCAGCACGCCAATGGAGGCGTTCCTGACATCCGGCCGCCGCGTATTCGAAAGCACTGACTGCATGACGGCAGAGTCCGGCTGCGAGCCTCCGCTGATTATCTACGACGTGAACCCGACTACCGGTGTGCGTGTGAAGGCACAACACTTCCGTGAGATGAGTGACAATGAGCAGATGAAGAGCCTGATGAATCACCTGCTCGTGTGGGAGCTGCCGGAAGAAGAAGAGGAATATGTCATAGGCGGCGACGTGGCCGAAGGCCTGGAGTCTGGCGACCGCTCATCATTCGATGTGATCAAGCGATCTACCGGTGAGCAGGTGGCGCACTGGTTCGGTCATCTCGATCCTGAGCTCTATGCAAGACTGCTGGCACACGTCGGCACATGGTACAATGAAGCGTACATTATGCCGGAGCGAAACAACCACGGCCACGCTGTGCTTCAGACGCTGCGGGCAGTTTACAAGCATGCGCGCATCTACTCTGAGCAGTATCTCGACCGCGACACCGACGATGAGACTCCGAAGCTTGGCTGGCTCACCACCGCGCAAAGCAAGCCGATTCTGGTTGACGGTGCAAAAACACTTATGCGCAACGGGATTTCAGGAATAAACTGGATAGGAACTGTTGCAGAATTGAACACTTACGTTTACGACGCGAGAGGCAGAATGAATGCGCAGGAAGGTTGCTTTGATGACCAGGCTATGAGCTACATGCTGGCGCAGGAATGCAACGCGCGCGCACCGCGGCAATACAAATACACTCCAACGAAACGAGACAAAAACCAACACTGGATGGCGACTTAAAATGACAGATATGATCACCGACCCAACCATGACTGACGTTACGGCTGTCGCCAGTGTCAGTGTTGAAGTGAAAGATGACAAAGACCAGATGACACTCACTTCACTGCTGGATTTGTCTGACGACGTTAAAGACCAGCCAGACTGGCGAACGCCGGCGAATGTTGCCTGCAAGTATTACGATGGCGACCAGCTGGAACCATCAGTGGTGGCAAAGCTGCGTGAGCGGGGCCAGCCCATCACCATTCACAACCTCATCGCCCCGACTGTTGACGGCGTGCTGGGCATGGAAGCGAAGACGCGCACCGACCTGCTGGTCATTGCTGACGATCCTGATGAGAAGATGGAGCAGATGTGCGAGGCGGTTAACTCAGAATTCGCTGATGCATGCCGTCTGGGCGGTATGAACAAGGCCCGCTCTGATGCATACGCTGAACAAATCAAGGCTGGACTGTCATGGGTGGAGGTTCGCCGAAACTCAGATCCGTTCGGTCCCCGCTACAAAATGTCTACCGTTCATCGTAATGAAATCTGGTGGGACTGGTTCAGCCGTGAGCCTGACCTTTCTGACTGCCGCTGGCTGATGCGCAAGCGCTGGCTTGACGTTGATGAGGCGCGCGCCCGGTTCCCGAAACAGAAAGAGATGATCGACCATGCCATTCACGACTGGCAGGACTTCATCAACACCGACCTCTATGAGGGTCATGAGCCGCACCTGATCAATGGCTATGATGAGTGGAAGCAGTACACCACGAAGGACATGAACTGGGTCAGCGGCAACCGTAAGCGTATCCTGTTGCAGGTGGTTTACTATCGCACCTACACCAGCATGGACGTGCTGCTGTTCGATAACGGCCGCTCTGTGCAGTATGACAAGCAGAACATCATGCACGTTGTCGCCGCCGCCACCGGAAAGGTGAAACTGGTTAATGCACCTGTCAGCCGCATTCGTGAAGCCTGGTTCATTGGCCCGCATCGGATTGTTGATCGTCGCTGCACGGCACCACAGGGAATGTTCCCGCTGATCCCTTTCTGGGGCTACCGCAAGGATGAGAACGGCGCGCCTTATGGGCTGGTGTCGCGCGCAATCCCTGCGCAGAACGAAGTAAACTTTCGCCGCATGAAACTGACCTGGCTGCTGCAGGCTAAGCGCATCATCATGGATGGCGACGCAACCAACATGTCTGATGCAGAACTGCAGCACGAGGTAGAGCGCGGCGACGGCATTATCAAACTGAACCCTCAGCGTCAGAACAAAACCACGATCGCCTCATCATTCGAAGTGCAGCAGGACTTCAACATTGCCAGCCAGCAGTTCTCGGTGATGCAGGAGTCAATGAAGCTGATTCAGGATGGCATGGGCGTTTACTCAGCGTTCCTCGGTCAGGACAGTAGCGCTAAATCAGGCGTCGCTATCAGTAACCTGGTGGAGCAGGGCGCGACCACGCTTGCTGAGATCAACGACAACTACCAGTTTGCATGCCAGCAGGTTGGCCAGTTGCTGCTGAGTTATCTGCTGGAAGACCTGAAAGACAAACGTGACTATGACGTGACAATTAACCGGGATGACCCGCGCAAACGTAAGCGTGTCACTATTAACGCCACGGTAACCGGCCAGCCCACGCTGAACAATGACATCAACCTGCTGCGCGCGCACATTGCACTGGCACCTATCCAGCAGACGCCGGCATACAAATCTCAGCTGGCAGAGCGCCTGTCTCAGGTAATCATCGGTCTGCCACCACAGTTGCAGGTTTCCGTGCTCGATATGTGGCTTGACCTGCTGGACATCCCGAATAAGCAGGAATTCGTTGAGCGCATCCGTGCAGCCGCCGGCACGCCGAAGAGTCCGGATGAGATGACACCGGAAGAGCAGCAGGCTGCGCAGGCTCAGGCGCAGGCCCAGCAGGCCCAGATGGAGCTGGCAATGCGTGAGCAGCAGGCGAAGGTTGGCAAGCTGGAGGCAGAGGCTCAGAGACTGGCAGCGCAGGTTGCAGAATACCAGGCTAACGCCAACAGTCAGCGGTTCGACGACGCCAAAACCCAGGCGGAGACGGCGAAGATTGTCAGCGAGATTAACAACTGGAATGCTCAGGCCGACCAGTTGCAGCAGGAATTCAGCAACACACTGGATCAGGCACTGAATGATTTGCCAGTTCCTGTTGCACCAATGCAGAATCAACCGGTTGCAACGCAGCCAGATATGCGCTAAATTTCCTAAAGATGAGAAGCCATGCCTGATAGCGTGGCTTTTTTATTTCATCAAAGAGCATACGATGCCGCCGCCCGGCAAGTAGGCATCCAGCCAGACCATGCGTAGTCCCTCAATGGTTCTGGTAGGTGGAGGGAGTGAGCCGGGCACTCTTATAGCTGACCATCACTCAGCGCAGAATCACCTTGGACCGTGATGCCGCCTTCGGGCGCCAGATAAAGGTAACTGGCCGACTTGTTGCCGTAAGCAACTATGCAGCGGTGAGAGAATTGAACAAGGCGAAAACCGGCAGAAGCGACTAAAGCCATCCGGGCATCCAGTTCTCTCAACCGCTGCAGCGTGTCACTCGCCGACCAGAGGCAACCAACGGGGCATGCTTACCTCGTTTAACTCACCGGCACTCTGCAGCCCCTATCATCTGACATGCCACCGCATGTGATTTCCTGGCTAATTGGCCGCCCGCTCAGGAGGGTTTTTTTTCGTGCATGACGATAAGCATTCTTCCGAGAGTGCTTATTCGCATGGGCAGCGTTACGCCTTAACCCAATTCGCATCTGTGCGTTAAACAGAATGCAGGAGAATATCGTGAGCAATATTGATCTGGATAACATTGAAAACCTGAGCCCTGAAGAGATTGAAGCTCTGATGGATAGCCTTGAGACCACCGACAACGGTGAGATCAAAATCAAAGATGATGCCGCCATTCAGAAACCAGCCGAAGCCGCAGCAACCACTGACGCGCCGAAGCCAGTTGAAGATAAGCCCGCAGAGCAAAAGGTCGATGAACCGGCGACGACAGCCAGCGAAGCAGACCAGGCACGCGATGAGAAAGGCAAGTTTATCGCCACTAAAAACGGCGAAGGCAAGATCCCCTACGACGTTCTGGTAGCATCCCGCAACGAAGCTAAGCAGTATCGTGAGCAGCTGCAACAGAAAGACAGCGCCTACTCGGAAGCCATGCGAAAGCTGGAAGCCATGCAGGAGCAGTTGAAAGTCGCAGGAATGCAGCCCGCAGATCTGCCTGAAAACATCCAGTTCGACGACAAGGAAATCCAGGCTATCGCTGATGACTTCCCTGAAGTTGGGAAAATCATGCGCGGCATGGCGCAGAAAATCCAGTACATGGAAAGCCAGTACCGCCAGAGCCAACCCGTGCAGGACACCGGCAACCCGGTGGCAGATGCGATTGCATCCGTACCTGACCTGGCTGAGTGGCAGAAGGCTGACCCTGACAAGTTTGGATTTGCTGTACACCTTGACGAAACGCTCAAGACCGATCCGGCATGGAAAGACAAATCACTCGCTGAACGATTCCAGGAAGTGGCTAACCGCGTGAAAGCGGCCTATGGCGAAACGCAAGCAGCGCCGAAGAAGGCGGACCCATCAACGGAAGAACTTCAGAAAAAAGCCGCAGAGATTCAGGCGAAGGCAAAAGCTGACGCTGAGATTCCGGCATCCCCGTCTGATTTAGGTAACGCCAACGTGAACACTGAAAAGACTGCGATGGATAAAGCGCTGGACGCTTCACCCGCAGAGCTTCAGAGCATGATGGATAAGATGAGCCCGAAAGAGCTTGAAGCATTTCTGTCTCAGACCTACATCATCCGGGAATAACCCTTTAAGGCGTAATTCTCAGGAGAATACCGAATGACCACTATCACCAGTGCCCAGGCGAATAAGATTCTGCAGGCTGCTCTGTTCACTCAGACAACCCGCGCAAACTCGTTCCTGAACATGCTGACCGACACCGCCCCGGCTCCGACCTCTGCTACCGGTCAGACTGTTGGCGGCCGTACCCAGACCCCTTACGGCGCGCCAGTCGTCCGCGTTACCGATCTCAACAAAGAGAAAGGTGACGAAGTCGATATGCAGATCGTCTTCAACCTGTCTAACCGTCCGACCATGGGCGATAAGAAAATTGAAGGCCGCGGCGAAGACATGAGCTTTGGCTCGTTCGCGCTGAAGATTAACCAGTACCGTCACAACGTCGATGCCGGCGGCAAGATGTCTCAGCAGCGTTTCAAGCACGATCTGCGTGCAACTGCGAAAGCATTGCTGGGCACCTACGTCAACCGCCTGCAGGACCAGATCTCTACCATCCATCTGGCGGGTGCGCGCGGTGACTTCATGGCGCCTGACACCATCGTGCCACTTGCAAGCCACAGCGAGTTCGCTGACATCATGGTTAACCCGGTTCGCCCGCCAACGTATGATCGCCACTTCTTTGCAGGTGATGCGACCAGCGTTGAGACCATCGATGCATCTGACACGTTCACTCTGCAGTCGGTTGATGATATGGCGCTGCGTCTCTCTGAGATGTCAAACCCTATCATGCCAATCCGCTACAGCGGCGAAGGCGTTGTGAACATGGATCCGTTCCACATCCTGTTCATCACTCCGCGTCAGTGGCACGACTTCTGGCAGTCCACCAGCGGCAAAGAGTGGCAGCAGCTGACGGCTGAAGCAGTAACCCGTTCGCAGGGTCTGAATCACCCGGCATTCGGCGGCCTGAAGAAAGCCTTCTGGAACGGCATTCTGGTTACCACCTATCCGGGCATGCCTATCCGCTTCAACCAGGGCTCTACCGTTACCGTTTCCACCAACACTGATGCTGCCACCACTGCGCAGGTTACCGCTGCCACAACCATCGACCGTGCAATTCTGGTCGGTGCTCAGGCGCTGGCCTCTGCGTACGGCAACACCGGCGCTGGTCAGTTCTTCGGTTACCACGAAGAGAAGACCGACCACGAAAACAGCTCTGAAACCTCAGTGCGCTGGATTCAGGGTATCAGCAAGGTACGCTTCGGCAACCAGGCTGGCCGCGTGAACGACTACGGCGTGATGGTTCTGGACTCAGCTGTATCTACCGGCGGCCTCAGCTCTGCCAACTAATAACCGGCGGGTCATGCCCGCCTGTTTAAATCCATTTCAGGAGAAATAAAATGGCTACTCTGAATGCCGCTAACATGAGCGACAACAAATACCAGGGCGAAGCGGGCAACCTGTCCATCGCTGAAGCTATCGTGCAGTTCGGCACCGAAACTGTTGCCGCTGCAGGCGATGTGATTAACCTGTTCGAGCTTTCTGCTGGCATGCGCATCAACCGCGTTGCCGTCGTTAATGCTGCGCTGGGCACTGGCGTTGTCGGTCAGATTAAGTCTGGCGCAAAGGTTCTGGTCAACTCACAGGCTCTGTCTACAGCCGGTAACGCCGACATCCCTATCGAGCCATACAGCACGCTGGTTGATAAAGAGATCGTCAGCATTACTGTCTCTGGTGGCGCACCGACCGGTAAACTGGTTGTGTATGTCTACTTCGTGGCTGAAGGCGTTTAATCCAGCAGCCCGGTTCGCCGGGCTATTCCAGGAGAAAGGAAATGGCTGAGAAAATCACTGTGGCCTATGTTGGCCCGAAGAAAGAAAAAACCTTCCGCGATCCGGCGACGCGCGTTGAACACGTGTTCCCGCAATACGAAAAGATTGACGTTGATTCAGAGCTGGCTTACCGCTTGCTGAAATTCAAAGGTGTTTTCGTCAAAGGCGAAGATCTGAAGGATGCTGAGAAGCAGCAGAAAGAAGCGGATAAGCAGCGCGCTGAGCGTGAAGAAGAGCAGCGCCTGGCCGCAGAGAAAGCCGCTAAGGCAAACCTGCGCACCGTCAACGTTGAAGGTAAGTTGTATGACCTGAACAAAATGACCGTGCCTAAGCTGAAAACGCTGGTGGAAAGTCTGGGTCTGGAAGTCTCGCACAACGGCGAGAAGAAAGATCTGTATGCCGATGCAGTTAAGGCAGCAATCCTGGCTAAATACCCGGACGCTGAAGTGGAAGCTGCTCAGGTTGATCAGACCAAAGGCGAATCTGCCGAAGAGAAATCTGAAAAATAATCAGGAGGGGCTATGACAATGCTCGAGGCTTTCCTGCCTGCTATACGGCAGCAGATTAGCGGCCCCCTCGATTTCATGATGACTGATGCGGCCCTTGAGGCCGCTATCACATTCTGCCGTGAATCGACGATCATCCGCCAGGAGGTTATTCTGGAGGGCGTCACCGCCGGCCAGCAATACAACCTCACCGATCCACTTACCCAGCTACAGCCATTCAAGCGCCTTAGTGTCTGGGATTATTCCTACGAAGAGCCTGACTGGTCCCGCAATCATCACTGCTATCCGGATTTAATTTCTGGTGTGGAGTATGACGTGGTCAGTGGAAATGTCCTCACCTTCCGCAAAAACTACACAAAAATTAAAGTGCTTCTGGCTATGCGTCCGATTGAGGGTGCCACCGAAGTACCTGATATTCTTTTCGACCAGTACAGGACCACGATTGCGCGTGGCGCACTGGAGTGGCTTTTCATGATGCCAGGCAAGCCGTGGACTGATGAGCAGCGCTCTGCCTACTTCAAAGCCCGATTCACTGATGGCTTTCGCGATGCATATCGTGAGGCTCTGGATAATTCACCGCACACAGGTTTCCATAACCCGGTGCGCCGGCACGAGTTCTTCTGATGACAACAATCCGACAGATTATCGGCCGGTGTAACCTGCAGCTGAACGACACATTAAAGCTTCGGTTTGAAGACAGCGTGCTTATCGATTACTACAACGACTCTCTGCGCGCCATGATAACCGTGCGGGCCGATGTGGGCGCCAGCGTGGAGAACATTGAATGCGTTGCGCGTTCTGAGCAGACTCTTCCTGATGGTGCTGTCCGGCTGATTGACATCACGCGTGTTGCAGCAGGGCGAGCCATTACACCCGTACCAAAAGAAGTGCTGGATAGCTATGACCCTGACTGGCACCTTCGTACCGGAACGCCACAGAGGTACTGCTATGATGAACAGACGCCGAAAGTATTCTGGCTCTGCCCGGCACCTGTCTCCGCTTTAACCGTAGAAGCAAAGGTTTCACGCATACCTCCGGTTGCCACGCTGAACGACATGGACAACGTCATTCCGGTTGATGAGCTCTACGTGAACACCATCATGGCATGGATCCTCTTCCGCGCTTTCAGTCAGGACTCCGAAGGTGGGGCAAACCTTCAGATCGCTGCGCAGCACCTTCAGATTTTCAACGACCAGATGGGAATCAAAACCCAGGCCGATGTCGATCAGGGTAAGCGCAAACAACAACAATATAACGGAGACACCCAGAAATGAGTACTCAGGTTGCAGGCGTACTGCGCGATCCATTCGAGCGCCCTCTGGGCAATACGGACATTGATATTCGGGCCATCACCAACACCTTTGCTGTTCTGCCCGGCGCCACGGTCAAGGTAACCACCAGCGCACAGGGTGAATACAACTTCATTCTCGAACCAGCCAACTATGCCGTCAGCGTAATCCTTGATGGCAGGGCCGTATATCAGGGCGCGATCACTATCACCAGCACCACACCGCCAGGCACTCTTCCACAACTTCTGAAGCAGGCTGAGATGCTTTCTGAGTTGCCACTAAATTATGCTGAATATTTCCAGCAGGTTCAGGCAACAGTTAAGGATGACGCTGATCGTGCAGAAGCCGCCGCTAATGGCATTGGCGATCAGGTTGACGAGGCGCGTGAATATGCAGATCAGGCTCAGGCCTCCGCGCAGTCATCCCAGCAGAGCAGCCAGACCGCGCAGCAGGCACTTGCCGACACTCAGGTCATCGCCAATAAATTTCAGAACCTCGACGATGCAGTGACCGAGACGCAACAGAATGCCCAGCAGACGCAATCAGATGCGACCCAGACAGCATCAGACAGGGCAGCAGCGGATGCAGCTGCACAGCGTGCCGAGGATGCTGCAGGTTCTGCTGAGACGGTGAACATTAGAAATTTGCGGGTTCCTCAAAGCGAAACAATCAATTCACTACCAGCCGCTGGAGCAAGGGCAAACTCAGTAGCATCTTTTGACGCGAACGGACAGAGTACTGTCACGCCACTTAATAAGATCGCTACTCTTGATTCAAACGGAAAGGTTCCACTTTCTAACATCCCGGCCGCAGCAATAACTGAAGTTTTCCCAGTATCCAGTCAGGCAGAGATGCTCGAACTTGCAGCAGATCCTGGTGATGTTGCCATTATAAATAACACCAACTCTCCCGCACAAAATGGCTCATACATCCTTATGTCAGCTCCTGCCAGCGCGTTAGCTAACTGGAAGGTTCTAACAAACGACGTTTTGGTCCAACTGGCATCACAGACTGGGGCATCTAAAGTTGGGTACACTGACCCACTCCAGGGCTCTGTTCCTAGGACTGTTTTAGCAGCCCTGGCAGACCGGGGTAGTGTGAAAAGTGCTGGCGCAAAGGGTGATGGTTTAATTGATGATACTCAGGCAATACAAGGTCTGGTTAACTCGCTTTCAGCAGCTGGAGGTGGCACCGTATTTTTCCCGCGAGGTCGCTACCTTGTCGGCAGCATTTCAATGGCTCCTAACGTTTCATTTTTCGCAGAGTCACTCGGCGCTGTTACACTGATCCCTTCGGCAGCCAACACGGTTATTTTTGCTGACGTAAATAACAGCAACTCTCACAACATGGCTGTAGGCATTGAGAACATAGCCATTGATTGCGGCACTGTGGCTGGCGTGTTCGGAGTTAAAAGCGTTGGCGGTAATAGAATTCACCTCAATCGGTGTGCATTTTACGGGTGTGCGGTAAACGTCGAGTTTGACCGTGGCGGTAACCATTCATTATCTAACATCATCTCATCTGGCTCATCAGGAAATCCCGCTGGACAGCTTCGCCTGTGGAGTAGCGTTGATACGATGTATGGTGCCGTGTTTACTTCAATTTATAATTATCGCGTTGATGGCGGATCTGTTGTACCTGCGATTTACATGCGCCGGGCTGTAGGCGTAAAGTTCACCGCGCTTTCTATCAACGATAATACTTATCAGGGGGTAGGTGTTGTTGTAGAGAATGACTGCCAGGGGAATCTGTTCCACGGAATTATTGTTGGTACTGGCGTTGGGATCAGGTATCAGAAAGGCTCAGGAATTGATAAGTCTCCTATCTGCAACATCCAATCAGAGCTTGACTTTGATCAGTGCTCAACTAACAGCATCGTTCATAACGCAGGGCAGCATAACTTGTTCAACGGTGGCATGCTTACATCTTCTGATGTCGGTGTTACGACACAGGCCGTTTACTTTGGCCCTGACTCGTTAGAATGCTCAGTAAACAACATGCATATTACTGGGTATTATGGAACGGGTGGGACTTGTATTAACATCAATGGCGCCAAGGGCACTCAGCTAAATGGTGTTAACTTATCAGGCAGTGCGCAGGGTGTCGCCCTGTCAGGAGACTGCGCCAGAGTCAAAGCTACAGGTTGCACGGCTTCCTATAATGTAACAAATCCCGTTGTCGGTGCTGGCACTGGCGCAGATATGTCAGGGATTTCTGGCTACAAACCAGCAGTAGTTCCCCCCTCCGCCACTCCAGTTTCGGGTACACTGTATCGTAACAACAATAATATTGCTGTCAGCGTTTCAGTTTTCGGTTCATCTATCGATAGTATTGAAAGAAATGGCTACGCAGTGGGCTACTCAAGTGGGTCTGCAATAATCCTTTACCCGCAGGAAACGCTAAAAGTTAATTCATCAGCAGCTATTAACTGGGCATGGGCTCCGGTTTACAGGTGATATATGGCGGTCATTGACATTACAACCATGAGGGGGGAAACCCCCAGGGCAAACCCGAAGCTTCTTGCTGAGAGCCAGGCAGTTGCAGCGGTAAACTGCCACTTCAGAAACGGGGTTATCAGCCCCATGAAAATTGAGAAAGATGAGGCTGTGACTTTTAAGTACAGCCCTACCACCATCTTTCTGTACAAGGCTGGCTTCTGGTTTACCTGGCTGAATGATGTTGATGTGATCAGAAGCCCGGTAGCAAACGATGCCTATGGACGCGTTTACTACACGGGAGACAATTACCCGAAGGTCACCAGCGCTGACGTTGCCACTGCTGGTGACGGCCCATACCCTGCTACTTTTTACCGGCTGGGAGTCCCTACGCCGGTCAGCGCGCCTGTTATTGTTGCCGTAGTGCCGCCTGACAACCCTGGCGATGACGATGCCAATGATGACGAAACCCGGTTCTACACTCAGACTTATGTCACGCGGTTTGGTGAAGAGGGTGCGCCGTCGCCTGCTTCTGCTGAGGTAACCATTCGTTATCCTGGCAGCGCCGTCGATCTCTCCTTCGAGTCTCCGGCCACACAGAACAGCAACATTGCTTACCGTCGCCTGTACCGCTCAGCCACCAGCGATACTACGGCGGATTTCCTGCTGGTTGCAGAGATACCGATCAACCAGTTGCAATACCGGGACAATGTCACTGACGCTGGACTCTCAGCAACGCTTGACACGTATGACTACACGCCACCACCCAGCGACATGATCGGGATCTGCATGATGTCGAACGGCATCGCGGCAGGCTTTCACGGGAACGAAGTTTGTTTCAGCGAGGCCTTCCTGCCATACGCCTGGAAAGACAGCAACAAGCAGACGACAGAGAACACTATCGTTGGCATCAAGCCGATAGGCACTACTCTGGTTGTCGGCACTGAGGGGCGCCCGTACATCTTCAGCGGCATCACCCCTGACAACATCACGAGCGCTGAGCCTCTGGCAACGCTGGCGTGCTCATCGAAGGGGAGTATGGTTGCGATGGACGGCTACGTTCTGTATGCGTCACCTAACGGACTGGTATCCATTGACGGTTCGGGTGCCGCCGCTGTCGCCACGAAAAATATCATTGACCCGACTCAGTGGAAGTCACGATATAACCCGGCCACTATCCGGGCATGGCTGCTTGAAGGTGAGTACTTCGCGCTGTTTGATGATGCTGATGGTGTGACGTCCGGGTTCATCTTTAACCCTGAATCCATGGACTTCCGGCATATCCAGATCGACTTCAACGCCGCATACAATGAGCCAAAAACGGATACGCTTTATGTGGCGAAAGCAGCAAAGCTATTTTCTGTCGAGTCAGGCGATATGAATCGTCAGCTGCTCTGGCGCTCTAAGCCTTTCATTGCACAGAAAGATACCAGCTTTTCGTGTCTGCGGATCATGGCTGATAACCCGAGACTGACCGGTGTCAGGATAACCGTTGACGGCGTGCAGAGAGTCAACATCCCGCCCGGAACATTGACCGACAGGACCATCAAGATACCTTCTTTTTCTGGTAAGCTGTGGCAGGTTGAAGTTTATGGCCGGGCGCAGGTTGACCGCATCACCCTGTCAACATCAATGGCGGAGATGACCGCATGAGTAAGCCGTTCAATTCCAGAACCACGACTGACGCGCAGGCTGAGAATATTCAGACCTTAACCGGTCAGCGTGGCGATGGTATGAATCGCGCTGTTCTGATAAGCGACCTGAAGGATCTCGGCCTGGCTGAGGTAACTCCCGGTCGCGGTGGGCAGGCGGTTGTCAAACCCGGCGTCAGCGCTGGTAGTAGTTCCGGCGTAGTGGTGCAGAACCCGCAGACGCCGAAGAACCTGAACGTTGATGAGGCATTCAGCTTCGTGGTTCTGTCATGGGATAAGCCAACGTACACCGGCCACGCAACAACTGAGGTGTGGCGCAGCCCGGATAACAACCTGTCAAACGCGGTGGTTGTCGGATCGACAGTGGCGAACGTCTACTCTGATCAGCAGAGCACCGGCACCGACGGATTTTATTACTGGATCCGGTTCATCAATAAGAACGACAAACCCAGCCCGTTCAACAGCACAAGCGGCATGTTCGGAAAGACAGACCCGGATGCAGCTCGCAACCTTGTGGCAGACCGGGTGGTTGCAGGGATTGAGGTAATCACTCCTGTCCTCAGATCAGCCACCATTGATAACGGGTTATTCCAGGTTGATGCGAACGGCAATGCGCGGTTTGGTGACCTGGTGAATATATCTGCTGCCGGGGCTCTCACCATTCAAAGCTACGTTGGTTCCGCTGGCGGGAGCATGCAGATCACCAATAACCGCATTGTGGTAAGGGACGGCGCTGGGACGGCTCGCGTGGTAATGGGCAACCTGGACGGAATATAATGGGATACGGACTCAGAATTCTACCTGACGATAATGGCCCCCCGATCATCATTGATACATCTTCCCGCATGCTTTCTTCCCTGGGTCGGTATCAGGTGAATGGAGCCAATGACACAGGCGACACAACGGTGAGCGTCACCATCCCAAACATGATGGGCGGAACACCGGTGATTATTCCAAACACAACAGTCAGGGTTATCCCGGACCCGACGAGTAATATCCCTCGAATACTGCTCCTTCGCGGTGTCTCTGCATCAGGCAACACGCTGACGGTAAATTACTCTCAGGATATACGTTATGACTTTGGCGCGATTGCCGACATAAATGTTTTTGAAATAACGCCAGCGCAGCCGCAGTCTTACGGCATAGCTTTCTATGACTCGACAAACTTCCTGGCGATTACAGATCAGACGCGATTTGGCTATGTGGTTTATCGTGCGACAATCAATGTTAACGGAACTTACACGCTGCCTGGGAATATACCTAACATTGCCAACTGCGTGGTGTTCGCTAACTGGGATAACACAGAGTATTCAGTGTGGTATGACAGGAACAATCACCAGATAAAAGCCTACGGATCATTTGGTGCGAGGGAAGGGGCTGTAGCAAACGGCGTGATTAACAACATGCAGATCCTGGTTGTTGCCACTGGCTTTGTTCCTGCTCATCCTGACTCTGGCTGGGGCTTCATTATCCGCAACGCGCAGGGTGTCACCACTTTCTCAAGCAAATATATGCCTGTTATTTATAAGGGTGGATACTTCAGCTTCCCATATTACAAAGAAGTGACAACGGGATCAGCTGCGAAAGAGCAGTACATATCGGTGACGGGTCCGGTATCAAGGCCAATGGTCCCTCTGTGCTGCCTGGGTTTTATGTGCGGTGATTTTGCAACGAGCGGGCAAAACGGAACCAAGCCCGTTTTATATTCTGGCTTTAAAATGTCGGGTGGCAGGGTTACCACATTCCGCGCATCTCCCGCTGGCGTGGAGCTGGCGTATCAGTTTAAAGAAAGTCGCGCCCAGGTTGCCTGCGTGCTTCCTGTTCTTGATGGTCTGGATTATTTATGAAAACGATTGAGCAGGCGATTACTGATTACTGGTGTGATAACTCTCCTGAGATGGATGAGCTGGATGAGGCTGTCAGCCAGGGGAAAGCCCGGGTTCTCGGCACGCCGACAGAGCGGATCGTTTATTCGATATGTGGAGATGGCGCCGAAAGACACATGGTTATCTGGCTGGGCGTCAGCGTCGCGCAGGATGGATTAGTTCGCCACACCGAAAGCATGCGCAAAATTGCAGCATCTCTTGGTTGTGGCTGGTTTGAGTTTTATACTAAACGCAAAGGCTTTGTTCGGATTGCTCCGCGCCTTGGGTTCGAGCGCATGCCTGATGAATGCGATGGCGTGATGAAGTTTCGTTTAATGGTGTGAGGTTTATATGGGCGGCAAGAGCGGTAGCAGCGAAGTAAAAGAAACAGCACAAGAGAAGGCGGCGGCGCAGGTTGCGCAGAAGCAGTGGAACCTGTATCAGAATGAGCTTAAGCCATTCGAAAACATGTTCATGGAGGACGTTGACTCTCTGAATGACCAGTCCAAATATGATAATGTTGCTGGTGCCACAAACCTGCAATATCAGCAACAGTTTGGCAAGGCTCGCCAGCAGGCAGCACAGCAACTTACCGCCAGTGGCGTTGACCCAAGTAGCGGCAAGTTTGCTGGTTCGCTTGACCAGCTTACCCAGGATCAGGTCGCCGGGCAGATTGACACCACTAACCGCGCCCAGACCAGCCAGCAGGATAAATTTGTAGCGGGCCTTCAGGACGTGACAGCGCTGGGAGCCGGACAAAAAGCTGAAGCCCTTTCAGGATTCCAGAGCATTGCCAACGCTTCTGGTCAGCGAGCTCGTCAGGATGCGCAGACTGCGCTGTCAAATCAGCAGGCAACGCAGGGGCTGGTTGGTGCTGGCCTGGGTGCCGCAGCCTCTTACGGCGCCAATAACCTCGGTGCCGCCGCCACCAAAACGCCAACATCGTCAACAGGAGTTTTTGGGACCACGGCTGGTAACGATGCTGGGTTTGGGCTATCAACTTCCTATAAGGGGTACTGATCATGGGCGTTGCTTCCGATACCTATGCCAACATCACGCGCAGTCAGTATGATGACTGGCTAACGCGCTTCTATCCAAAGCAACTGGAGCTGATGCAGTACGCAACGGACGTCACGCTGATGAACCAGCAGCTGGCCCGCGCTGATGCAAACACTCAGCAATCACTGAACACAGCGGTTGTCGGTGCGGCTAATCAGCAGGCGCGTTACGGAACGACAAAGCCAGCGGCTGAATCTTCGGATAACAGCCTGGGACTTAAAACGGCGCTGGCAAGTGCTGGCTCTAAGAACGGGATCCGTGATGCTCAGCAGGAGCGGGAAATGAATATCCTCACCGGTGGGTCAGCAACGCTGCGTGACATGATGAATATCGGAGGTAGCTGATGGCTTACGGACTTATTGACATTGCAAGTCAGACCCGGCAACAGGCGATTCAGGGTTTGCAGGCTGATGCAGAGCGCGAACAGAGCCGCGTAATGGCCAATGACCAGATGAAGGCACAATATAAACAGGGCCAGCTGAGTGCTGCTGGTGCTGGCGCCGGTATTGGTGCTGCTATTGGTGCCGGTGCTGCGTCAGGTACGTGGGGCGGCCCGGTCGGCGCGCTGGTTGGCGCTGCTGCTGGCGCAATTGCTTACTCTCTCTCCTCTTAAGGTGATCACATGGCCGTAAACGGTTTGGCGGATGGACTGCTGGCGGGCTTCTCAGTCGGTCAGAATTATTACAACTCAAAGGCAGATCGCGAATACCGCCAGCAGGCGGCCGAGCGCGACCAGTCAAACACTGATCGTCAGTATGGTCTGGCTGAGGCTCGCTATAAGTCTGATGACGCACGCGACCAGCGCAATTATGATCGCCAGGTTGACCGTGATGCACAGCAGGACAAGCAGTTCAGCATGTCACTGGCCGCGCAACGTGAAGACCGTCAGGCGTCCCGCAGCATGCAGGCAGCCAGCCTTGGACTTCGCCAGCAGGAGCTCGCCTATCAGCGCGCACAGACTGAGCGGGCGCAGCGCCTTCAGGAAGAGCAGCCACTGGTAAACACGTTTTATGAGACGGTAAAATCTGGAGCGCCTGACTACACGCTTCTGGATAAAATCTCAAAAGACAATCCACTCAACCCTATCCGCTTCGCTGGCAAAGAGGCTATTGACAATTCGCGCCAGATTCAGCAGGTCGTGCCACAGGTTCTCAGCGGCCAGATGAGCCTTGAAGACCCGCAGGCGGTCAGTGTTCTGAATGGCGTCCTGAAGCCATACATCCAGCGCAACATCGGAGAGAAGGATCCCGCCACCGGCAAAGTTATTAAGAGCAAAGAACTGATCCACGCCGGGCTGAGCGAGAATGGTCAGGCGGTGATCCCTACCCTGCGCGTTCATTACGAAGACGGCACCAGCGCAGTTAAGCCAATGACGGATGGCGGATCTGCTGATCCTGCTGACAATAACGTCACGCAGATCCCTATCAGCAATCTGCAGCAGGAACTGGCAAGTTACGCAAAAATCACCAACGTGCTGAGCAATCCGGCGCTACAGGCTGGCCTGGCCCCGTATACCGGCGGCGCTAAAAACAATACTGAGCAGAAGGAATACCGCAGTGCGATTCTGGATGTGCAGTCTGATGCCGCGAAAGCTAAAGCCAGCCTGAACAAAGATGGTCTCATGACGCCGGAAGAAGTTGCTAAAGCAGAAGATCGCATTGACCAGCAGTCACAGCAGCGGCTTCAGCAGGTCGATGGTCTTTTTGGCAAACGCCAGGCAGCGCAGCAGCAGGGGCAGCAGGCCACACGCGAAGAGTCAGACAATGACAACGCGCTGATGGCGGCATTCTCGGAGCAGTACCAGAAGCAATTCGGGGAAGCGCCGGACTGGAAGAATCAGAAAGACACTCAGTTTTATAATGAGTGGAAGAAGACTTATACCACGCCGGGCGTCGCAGCAGCGCCAGCACGTGCGGCATCGCCAGTTGCCGCCGGGCCAAGCGCAGGAAAGCAGAGTGAGGATGCCTACACCGCAAACTATCTGCGCGAGATGCAGCGCCAGGCGCAGGGCAATAAGGTACAGCAGTGAGAGTAATCTGATCACATCATCCGTGTGATGCGTGGATAATGGTTGAATGCCCGGCGCACTGTCGGGCATGTCGGCTTCGCAACCGATAACTATATCGAGCACCTTTTGGGATGCACACTGGAGAGCACGCTTTGCTCGGTGGTGTGTTTCTCTTGCGAACAGGGTGCATCGCCAAAGGGTATTTTATGGATCTTATTTTATTTGGTGTAACAGTAAGAATTGACAAGGATGGTCGTTATTGCATTAACGATTTACACAAAGCCGCTGGCGGCAACAGGAAGGATGACCCAGCTGACTGGATGAGGCTAAAGCAGACTAAGTCTCTGGCTGAAGTTATTGTGAAAGAAAACACGGGGATTCCCGTAGTTTCTGTTGGCGGAAGAAATGGCGGTACATTCGCTTGCAAAGAGATGGTTTACTCTTATGCAATGTGGATATCTGCTGAATTTAATCTCCGCGTAATCAGAACTTTCGATGAATATGCCAGCGGCAGGAATGCACAGATAGCGGTGCGAAACGAAGCTCGCCTTGAATACCGCCCCATGACCGATGCAATAAAGTCAGAACGTGAGCTGGCAGGAAAGGACATTAAGCCGCATCACTTCAGTAACGAGGCCGATCTGATTAACCGCATTGCGCTGGGCATGACGGCAGCAAAGTTCCGCGCGCACCACGAACTGAAAAAAGATGTCAGTATTCGCGACTACCTCACTCCTGAGCAGATCCGCTGTGTCGTCAGTCTGCAGCGTGCCAATACAGTTTATATTGAGGCTGGCATGGTATTCGAAGATCGCAAGGTCAAACTGCGTGAGCTTTATGAGCGAAACCATTACGCAAAACTGATGGCTGAAGTTCAGCTTATTGAAGCATAAACCTACCTCTCATCGCTGATCTGCGCTAAATTATCCAATGATGCAGAGCCTCGCCAAGTGCGGGGCTTTTTCTTATCTACCACACGGAGCCGACGATGGCCGAAACCCCTCAGCAATACCGCCCCGAGAATCAGCTCTCCAACGCCAACCGCGACACCCTGAACATCTCCCAGCCGGGAGAAGCCAGCACGAATTTCAACTGGGATTCTGTGCGACAGGCGCGCGAGGCGGACGGCCGCAAGACCGTTGCTGATCCATCAATCAACTTAAAGGACGTTGGCCTGTCAGCTGCCTCCGCTCCGCTCGAATTAGTTCGGGGCGGCGCTGAGGTATTTACTGCAGGTAACGATTTACTGAACCGCGAAGCACAGCAGGGCGCTCAGGCGACGCCTAATCCGCTGGGCATTGACGATCAGATGATGCAGGTAATGCGCTCAAATCAGGGCAATAGCGTGGCTAATGCGCTCAATTCTGGCGTGCAGGCTGTCGGCCGAGCCGCTGGAGCTGCATCTGATGCCATCACTTCCGGACAGAGCGAAGGAGCGAAGCAGGCAGCGGCGATGCCGTTCGTTGAACGCGGCGCTGATGGCAATCTGAAGGCTGGCGCTGGGCTGTTCGACAAAGACGCCTGGATGATCAACGCGATCCCGACCGTGACACAACTGCTGACGACCGGCGCATTTGCCGGACTGAGCGCCACAGCTGCGCGCAATGCTGTTGAGCAGAGCGTTTACAAAAAACTCTCACAGTCACTGCCAGATGATGTTGCGCGTGCCACTGCCCGCGATACTGCTGAACAGGCTGCCGCGCGAGCGGGCAAAACTGCCTTCGTTGGTGCCAACACTATTGCCGCCCAGGGTGGCGCAGCGGTGGACATGCGTAATCAGATTAACGATCTGAATTTCAATGAACTGATGCAGAGCCCGACCTTCCAGTCATCCTTTGCACAGATCGACGCTGACCCACAATACCAGAACCTGAACGACACGCAGAAGCTGACGCTGGCACGGCAGCAGGTAGCGGACCAGGCGGCTAACGCAGTCACCACCGATCCGAAATTGCTGGCTGTTAACCTCGCGGCCACAACGCTGGGCGATCACACGCTCCTGAACCTCATCACCAAAAAAGGCGCTACGTCAGGTCTGGCTGCCGGCATTGCTACTGGTGCGGCGGCGGAAGGGTCCACTGAGTTTGCCCAGGGTGCCACTCAGCGATACGTGCAGAACCAGCAACTCATTGATACGGCAGGTCAGAAGATTGACCCAATGCAGGGGGTTGTTGAAACGGGTGCCAGCAATGCTGTGCTGGGTGCTGGCATTGGTGCTGCCGCCGGCACGGTCGGTGGCGTTCGCGCGCGCCGCGCTGGTGAGCCACAAGCATCCGGTGATATCCCGCCAGACGCTACTTCTGACGCAACAACTGATCCTGCTGTCGCGCAACCTGCCCAGCCCGATGCCGCCGCTCCAGATTTGCAGGCACAATCTGTTCAACAGCCGGTAGCAGAAAGCCCGGCCGGGCCGGCGGCATCTCAGCCTGACAACTTCCGTGACACTCCGGCATACCTGCGCAACGATCCGCGCATTCAGGGTTTCGCTGATGACAGCGAAGTTCAGCAGGCACTTTCACAGCAGGCCGCGCCGACTGCAGATGAGTTGATTCAGCAGCAGATTCAGGGTGGAGATCAGGGCTACACGCCAGATGAGATCCGCGTGCTGGAGGAAGCCGACCGTATCCGCCAGGAGAGAACCCCACGATTACCGGCTCCCGGCCAGACATCTACCATTGCGATGGGCGGCCCGGTTCGTGAGGCTGTGAATCCCGATGAGCCACAGGCGGGATCCGGACCTCAGTTCCGCGGCGGTGAGCAGGTTCGAGGTCAGCAGGTTATCCCGGCGGAGCGTCAGCCCCGCGCCGACGTTGGACGTGCGAGCAGGGTGATTGACGGCGAGGTTGTACCGGGTAATGCCATTGAAGATAAGAACATCATTTTCTCTGGTGGAGAGCAGCCTGATTTAAACGATCGCCAGGCCGGTTCAGCGCCACAGTTTACTCGCGGTGAGACTTCGGGCCAGCGTCAGGTGCGCGAGTTCGATGAGCAGAACCCATCAGATAACCTACTGCCCGACGGCCGCCGCCGGATCTCTGGCGTTCCGGAGTCAGACGCTGTTGCTCAGGTAGCGCGCGGCGGAACACCGTCACGGCTTCAGTTCATGTCGAGCGGCCGCCCATTCAGTTCTGAACGTAGCGCCCGGGCTTCTCGATGGTCGAAAGAGGCGGGCGCAGTAATTGAGCCAGTTGATGGCGGCTATGCCGTCCGCATTCCGGAGGAAGTCAATGCCGAAACCCGCGCACTACCAGATGAGCGAACTCAGGGCGCTGAAGTACCTGCGCTCACAGAGCAAAATCAGCAACCAGGAATATCTCCAGATGAAGGCCTGGCTGACACACCTGCCGCAGACCGGACTGATAACGCTACCGCCAGAGCTGAGTCACGCAGCCGAGATGATCTGGTTCCTGTACGAGCAGCCGCCGACGCCGACGCATCACTGACAGAGGGCGCGCGGTTTAACGTGCCGAAATCTTATGGCCGCTGGTCCGCAGGTGATTACCGGATTGAAAGCATTGACGTTGAAACCGGTGATATTCGGCTGCGAGACCAGAACGATAAAGTACATGTCACCAATGAGCGCGGCATGCGCAACCGCATAGAGCGCGGTGTTGCCAATTCTGTGGTCGATGAAAATGCGCAGGTGATTGAGCGTGCGCGGCAGGCGCGTGAGCAGAACCCTGCGGAACCAGAAGAATCAGCCAATGATGGCGGTACTCGCTTCTCTCGGTCCGGCGCAAACCTGCGTGGCGGATACCGGCTTGCGCCAGAATCTTTCACGCCTGCCAGCGATGGCGAACCACAGATGCGCCGCGGCATGAGCAAAAACAGCGTTGATGCAATCGCACGGCAGTTTGTTCGTGACCTGAATGGAGCCGCAAAGGTTGACGTGCAGGTTGTCGGCAGCCAGCAGGAAGCTGCAGCGCTGGTGCCCGGCGGCATCCCGCAGGACTACGGCACGGTGCACGCCATGTATCAGCCGCGTGACCGCCGCGTTGTGCTGGTGGCAGGTAATCTTTCAAGCGCTGCTGACGTCCGGGCAAAGCTTCGCCATGAGATTCTGGCTCACCACGGCATGGAAACTGTATTTGGCACAGAGCAGTACAATGGCATCATGCGTGCAATCGCTCAGACCCGTGGCAGCAACAATCCGGAGATCCGCCGGGCATGGGATAGCGTGCGCCGAGAGTATGCCGGTGAATCACCAGAGACACAGGCTCACGAGTTCCTCGCCCATATGGCAGAGGTTGATACCTCAACTGGCCTGGGTGCGGCATGGGACCGGCTTGTCGGTCGAATCATTACCGCGCTGCGGTCTGTCGGCCTGATGAAGGGCAATGAGTCTTCACCATCTGAGATCAGAAACATCCTGCGCTCTATTGCTGATGCGTTCCGCAATGGTGACAATCCGCCGCCTCGCGGCAGCCGCCAGGGCGACACAATGCTGTCCCAGTCTTCTGACTATAAGGCGGAGCTGCGCGAACTGCGTGACAATCTGGTTGATAAGTATGGCCTTGATAAACTTAACGTCACCAGCGGAAATGGTGTAATGGATCTGAACCTGATTGTTTCTGGTGAAAAGGGCAGAGGTAATGGCACCAAAGCGCTCAAAGAGTTAATGGATTTTGCTGATCGAAAAGGCTTGACGATGGCACTTACCCCATCTTCTGATTTCGGTGGCAGCAAGGCAAGGCTGACTGACTACTATAAGCGACTTGGTTTCGTTGAAAATAAAGGTCGCAACAAAGACTATGAGATCAGCGAAAGCATGTATCGCCCTCGCGTCAGATACTCTCGTGCAGCTGAACAGGATATCCAGCAGGACATCAACAGGAAAATGGGCTTCAACCCGGAAACTGGTCGCACGGAGAAAGCCAAAAGCTTCTTTGAAAAGATCCGCGCCACCGATAAAGAAGCGCGTAAGTCGTGGCTGGAGAAAACAGGTAAGGCGCTAAACACCAGGACGTTTGATGGCCTGGCCCCGATTAAATATGCGGAGGATGCAAAGGGCGGCATTAATGCTCAGAACTCAGCTTATATCGGTGCGCGCATGGCGGCTGGCAGCGGCGCAGTAACGTCGGCAACCATGGAGTACGGCCTGCCGAAATACAACAAAGAAGGCGGCGTGGTTGAGCGCCTAGCGGGAACAGGAAAGGAAGACTCTCTGATCGGTATTCTGGACTCTCTGGGCAGCAAGCGTGAAGACTTCCTGAAGTGGATTGCCGGTAACCGATCTGAGCAACTGATGGCGGAAGGCAGGGAGAATCTGTTCACTGCTGAAGAAATTCAGGCCATGAAGGCGCTGCGAAACGGCAATGAGCAGCTGTTCGATGCGGCAAAGAAGAAGTATGACGCATTCACCCGCGCCATTCTTGACTTCCAGGTAGACACCGGCCTGCTGTCAAAAGAGATGAGAGATCAGTGGGCTGATGCCTGGTACATCCCATATTACCGCCAGGTGGATGAAGAGTCCGGACAGGTTGCAGGGCCATGGACCACGAAGGGTATTGCAAACCAGCGCAGCCCGGCGAAAAAACTGAAGGGTGGTGAGGCGAATATCAACGACCCGATTGAGAACCTTTTCAACTACACGGCCAAAGCCATTGACGCCGGCATGAAGAATGAGGCGATGCGCCGCGCGGTAGCCAACCTCGGAGATACCGACATGATGGAGCGCATCGACAAGCCGAACAAGTTCGATTATGAGGCGATCGGCAAGACAGTCGTAAAAGTAAACCTGGATGGTGAGGAAAATCTGGTACGCATCCACGACCCGGAACTGTACCGCGCATTTACCATGATCGATCTGCAGCGCAGTGATGCAGCATTTATGAAGGCTGCCCGCCAGGCTAAGCGCGTGCTGACTATCGGTACAACGTCGATGCCTGACTTCATCCTGCGAAACTTCATGCGTGACTCACTTCACTCCTGGGCGATCAATAAGGATGGCTTTAAGCCTATCGTAGCGAGCTGGCAGGGACTGAAGAAGGGGCTTAAAACTGACGACACGCTGATCGATATGATGTTTGCCGGCGCTACGTTCGGCGGAGGTTACTCCAACGTCTACGATCCTCAGGGCACTGCCCGGACGATCCGCAGCGTTCTGCGCAAGAAGGGCTACACCGACAGCCAGGTCAGGCAGTTCGAAAGCAGCATTGTGACCAATGGCCGCCAGGCTCTGGATAAAATATCGGCCGGTCTGGATAAATATAAGCACGTCAGTGAGGCTGCGGAGAACGCCAACCGCATCGCCACGTATGAGGCTGCCATTAAGTCTGGCAAGAGCAAAGCTGAAGCGGCATTCCAGTCACGCGATCTGATGGATTTCAGCATGCAGGGCGCCAGCAAGCTGGTGATCAACCTGTCCGACATGCTGCCGTTCTTCAATGCGCGCCTGCAGGGTCTCAGCAAGCTTGGCCGCGCCATCAAGGAAGACCCGAAAGAAGTCAGCAAACGCAGTGCATATATCGCCGGGGCATCGCTGGCGCTGCTGGCGCTTAACTGGGATAACGATAAGTATGAGGAGCTGCCTGACTGGGACAAGGACACCTACTGGCATGCGTTCATCGGTGATCAGCATATCCGTATTCCGAAGCCATTCGAAATCGGTCTGCTCTTCGGCACCCTTCCGGAGCGCGCAGTGCGACTGATGGCTGGCCGTGACTCAGGCGCTAAATTCGGCAAGCTGGTGGCGCAGGAATTTGCCAACACCATGGCATTCACGCCGATCCCTCAGGTAGCACTGCCGATTGCAGAGTCATACGTCAACTATAACTTCTTCACCGGAAACCCGATTGAGAACATGTCTGACGCCAACCTGATAGCCAAGGCACGCTATGACGACAGGACCAGCATGATCGCCCGCGAGATTGGCGAGCTGACCGGCATGTCACCTAAGCAGATTGACCACGTAGTTCAGGGCTATACCGGCAGCCTTGGCGGCTACATCATGGGCGCGACTGACTTTGTTCTGCGGCGCACAGGTGACAGCGGCGCAGTACCGGCCGCGCGCATGGATGAACTGCCCGTAATCAAGTCATTCTTCCGCGGCAGTGACCCGGCGAAGTCCACGCACTTCTCTGAGGATTTTTACAAAATGATGACCGAGGCATCGGAGGTCTACAGCACAGTAAGGGATTATCGTAAGCAGGGGCGGGTGGATGATGCCAATGAACTGGCCAGAGAGAACACCGGCAAGCTCGCGGCCCGGACTGTGCTGAATCACACACAGACCCAGGTTCGCCAGCTGAACCAGCGCATTGAGATGATCAAGGCGAGCAAGCAGCTCACGCCGGACCAGAAAAGGGAACAGATCGATAAGGCTTTTGATGCGAGGAATAAACTGGTGCAGATGGTGGTGAAGCGAGTCAGGCCAGACTTTGACTCTTCACGCGATTAAAGGGAGTGCCTGACCCAGCACAGAACAGCGATCGCGATTAGCGCCACGGCAATTATGCCCATGCATTCGCGGTCGCTGACTCTGGTGAAATCGGTAAATCTGGCGATGAGGTAGGCCACTATCAGCGGCGGGAATATCAGGAAGAAGTTTATGCGGACCAGCAGGCCGGCAATGATTAGGCAAAGCACGAACAGAAATGACATCATGATTTTTACCTGTAAAAAAGGCACCGCTTGGGTGCCTGTTATTTGAGTGATGATGCGGCCAGGATTATGCAGGCCGCTATGCTAAGCCAGAACATCAGCGCGCCGGAACGCGCATCTTCCATGTGCTGCTGCTCAATGGGTTCGTGGTTTTTCATTCAGGCTTCCTGTAAAGCGGAATTGCTCTAAATTTTCTATCACCCCAATATTGCTCTGACCAATCACCTGCTTTTGGGTTGTGCGTTAAAAGATTGACTACCTCACCATCACCGTTTACCCATTCGTATCCACGCGGCTCACTAAACGCTTTGCGCAGCGCCAGCAGCTCCTTCGCCATCTCCGCACACTCAGAGTGAGACGGAGGAAAAGTGATAAACTGATGCTCAAGCCGCATTACCTCTTCGAGTCTATCGTTACTAATCATTATTTCACCTCCTCAATGTTGCGCAGTATCGGTGCATAATCCCCGTGGATTTTGGCTCTAGCCTCTTCCGCAACAAGACCAGCCAGCTCTATATCGTCGAACATTCCAAAGTAGAAATCATGACCAAAGGATTTAACCTGTACTTTCCATCGACATCTTTTCTTACACCAACTAACCCCAAGCACGCCGCTGGTGTTCCTGACCGTCAAACCTTTATTGCAATTGTTTTGCTGCAAGGTGCTGGCTCTTAGATTGCAAAACCTGTTGTCACTTTTAATTCTATTGGCATGGTCTACTGATTCCGGCCTTTCTCCTGTCATATAAAACCATGCCAGGCGATGAGCGCGATGCTGAACCTGTTCTATGGTTATTACCACGTAACCGTCAACTGATACATAACCAGCCCTGTCTCCGTAATCTTTTTGGTTTTTGCTATCCTTTAGCCAAGTGAATTCACCGCTATCTGGGTTGTAGTGGATAAGCGACTTCAGGCGTTCTAGCGTTATTTGATCAGTCTTCGCCATGGCTATCACCTTTAGTGCTGACGGCGGGCGCGGGGCGGGAATTAGCAATGACAAGCAAACGCTCATTCATCACCTCCTCGCCGGATAACGGGCCGCATTTTAAAAAGTTGCGCACCGATGTGAACTGTTTTTCTGGCGCGTCATTTACAATCATTTTTAGTAGGGAAATTGCCTGCATCCGATGGCCATCAAACTGCAAAGCGAGGTCACGCCATTTATTTTCCGTTTCCAGCTTCGCCTCTGCTGCTTCTGATCGCTGCTGCTCGTTGATGAACTTAACCCGCCAGTAATCAGATTCACCCTGCAATTGCTTGATTGTCTTTCTCATTATTCCTGCACCTCAACCGGTTTTCTGATGTATTCACCAAAGTATTTTTCTCTGGCCTCTCTGGAAACAAGCTCAGCTAGCTCAAAGTCAGCGTGCTGCCCGAAATAGAGGCATCGCCCATTAAGGCCCATCTGAACGGCCCACTTCCTGTCTCTGGGCTTCCATGTAACACCGAGCACTCCGCTCGTGTTTGTTTTTGGCATCGGTTTATTCATGCCATTTTGGCTGCCTGTTACTTCACGAAGATTCGACCAGCGGTTATCATTCTCAACCCCGTTTATATGGCCTATCTCCTTTGGCATATATCCCTTTACCATCAGAAAAATAATCCGGTGTAGCTGGTATTTTTTATTCATCACGCTTACGCGTAAATATCCATCGCTGCGTAGGCAGCCAGCCTCAGACCCAGCCGGTGCATTGCTGGACCGAACCTTTCTTGTGACAACCCCTGAAACAGGGTCATACGAGAAAAGTCGATGACACTCGATCTCCAGCGCCTGCTTCTCTTCTGCTTTCATGATGGCTCTCCTGCGCGCTGTGATTCCTGCTCCCATGCCTTCTGCATGAACTCTTCGCTGAACTGCATATCAGGTGCCTGCTCAAAGGCGATATACGCCTCTTCCTGACAGTTAGTGCAGTAACCGGAAACCTTACGGCATCCACAATTTTCGCAGTGACTAGCCATCACTCACCATCCTTACAGGCGCGGAGCTGGGTGGCATGGTAATTACCAGCGTCTATAGCTCCAGTGATAGCGCCGACCTCATCACCATCAAAATCACCAGCGTCGATCATGACCTGCAGAATCTTCGTCAGAGCCTCTACCCCTTCAGCCCGCACCGAGTTCAGATAGGCGTCGGTGGCTGGGGTTTCTGGTGCCGGATACTCCATAGACTTTTCCCCGCGCATCATGCCGATCTCAAAGCAGGTATCATCAAGCTCATTTACTGACTGGCGGTATAATTCAATCAGCGCCGCATTCTCAGCAGCCAGCGCGTTACGCTCTGCTTGCAGGGCTTCATAGTCATCAATCCGGACATAGATACCATCTTCATTTTCTTCGCAGTAAGCATAAGGCTTATATGGCGTAGAATTTATAACCGGCTTGAATCGCTTAACTTCACTCATTCTCTTACTCCTTATGCCGCTGTCAGGCTCAATGCCGAGGCGAAAAAAGTTGAGGCCCGGAGTGCGGGCCCGTTAGATTACCATCCGATCGCAGCGCCCGCTCCGACAGTCCAGCCGCTGTTGGTGTCGGTGGCAGCGGATACTTTGACGACAACGTTCTGCGCTGCACGGGCAGAGAAACCTACTGCCAGGGCTTGCTGATCGTGACGGTTACCCACGCCCACACCGATGGAGACGGCCTGGCTCTCAAGCACTTGCGGAATACTGGCTATGGCTGCTACACCGGCAATACCTGCGTCGGCGTCTTTCTTATTGCGGTCAACCTGATTGCGGAGTGCACCGAAATTACGGTTGGTGTCCTGCTCCAGCGTCTGGATGCGCTGCTCATGGTTGGCCAACTGTTCGGTATGCTGCGACACGACACGGTTGGTGCTGCGGATAGCGTCGTGGTTGGCTTGAATATTGGCGTTCGCTGCATCGATTCGTGACTGCGCATACTCGCCGTTGCTGTACAGCTGGACGATGTCGCTGCTGTTCTGATTAATCCGGGTATCCTGGTGGGTGTTCACCGATTCGACACCATCCAGTCGTACAGCATTGTTCTGGCTGCGCTTATCGGTGATCTGCAGCTGCGTGTTGGTTTCACGAATCGCTGACTCAGCGCCATCGGCACGCACTTCCAGATTGCTGGCGCGGTCATTGGCCGTTTGGGCTGCACCCTGTACCGCGTTGATGTGCTTATCCTGACCGGCGTCACGGTCTGATTGTGATGCCAGATTACCGGTGATCTGCGTCTGAAGTGCCGCATCACCTTTGGCCCGGTCGGCATCGGCGCGCGCTACTTTGGCATCGGTGTGCGCCACGCTGGTGCTGTATGCACTGTCGGCTTTCTTATCTGCATAACCTTTCAGGTCTGAAGTTTGTTTTCTGTCAGTTGCCGCCTGCTTAGTGATGCTGTCAGCCAGCGCTTTATCCTGACGCGCCTGGTCAGCTGAGAAGACTGATTTATCCAGCTTGGTTTCCTGCAGCTTCGCGATGTTGGCGCGATCTTCCAGACCCCATGATTCGCTGTACTTCTGCAGCGTGTTCATGTGGACATCATGCAGGCCAGCGCGCAGGTCATCGATCTGCTTCTGAACACCATTGTTGTCGTTGCTGGTTGCGTGAGCTGAGCATGCAAACGCGATAGTTAAAGCCAGGACCGTGATGCGATTTTTCATTTGTGATTTCCTAAAGGTTGAGGGTTATTTTTCTAACAGGTCGAGCTTCAGCTGAATCTCTTGCTTAACTGCTTCTAACTCCTGTACTGCATACTTTTTTGTTTTCTTAATGCTGGCACCATAAGCGCCCCATGCTGAACCATGCTGCTTTATCTCTGAGAGAGCGAGCGTGGTTTTATCGACAGCAGACGAAATGCTGAGGGCTTTCTTTCTTACCTGGTCTACCAAGGAGTCCAGCTGACTTTGAATGTCTGCATTCTTTTCATATGCATTTATCACCTTCAGCTGGAATGCGGCACTGATCCACATTGCGTACGCGTACACCATTTCTTTACAGATGTACGTTCCCCCATAGCGGCCCGGCGATTTTTTAATTGCTAGCCGGCCAGCAATTAGAATTTCAGAAACCAAATCCTTTGCCTGTGGCGTAGCAAGCCAGTTGCTGGGCTTATCTTTAGCCTTGCCACCAGAAGCCTGATGAAGGTCGTTCAAACAATACAGGCCATCAGGGCTGGACTTAACGCTGATACCAACAATTTCAATGCTCATTATAACCTCCAATTGGTTCGATAATTAGAGGTTATCATTAGCGCTAAATATTGCAAGTAGGATTATTCTTGTTTGCTTTGCTTTTTCACTACTGACGCCTGTCCGGCGGCGAAGATGGCCGGGAACGTTTCGCGCAGGAACTGGATGCGGCTCAGCGCCAGAGTGTCCCGGCGGCGCACCGGGTTGCCGTGGCTATGGCTCACAATTTCGTCCAGGTAGTCATCGACTGTTTCGATTGGCTTATTCATCGCTGGCCTCCAGCTTAACGCCAGGGATTTTACCGGCGGCGATGGCGTCATAAATCAGGTCTGCGCTATGACCGTTGCTTGCAGACTGGCGGCACAACTCAGCGATGGCTGACTTTAAATCTTCACGCCTGCGCTCTGCTTCGGTGCGGATTGGGTGAAACGAAGAGTGACCGATATCAATCAGAAATTCTTCGTAGTCTCCTTCTTCATCATCCGGGTTACCTTTAGAGGCGAAAACATGGTGATATGAAACAGCAATGCATTTTGCAACTGAACGATGTGAACCGTATTCGAATTCAGTCCCAATCGGCGGCACCCCGGAGCCATCCCACGCTGGCTGCTGCGATGCAGCAAGTGCTGCTTCGTATTCTGACCTATAAACTCTGCATAGGGGGTCTTCTGATGTCGGCAAATAAAGACTGCGTCTAGCTGTCAATCCGCCTGTGTCCTTGTATTTGTAAATCTCACCGTCAATAGGTGATTGTGAAAGGCTTATTACAGCCAAAGGCCATCCACCACGCTTCGGTAATTCCTTCACTAACAAATCAATCAGTTTCATATTCTCTCCTGAAAAAATAAACCCGCCGAAGCGGGCCTGTGATTATGCTGCGTGACGCAGCGAGCGGTAATATCCGCGCTTGATCAGCCGGTTCACCTTTCCAACAGCTCCCGGCGCCGCGGCAACTTCGGGCTCGACATTGGCGCGCTTCACGCGACGCGGCCGCCGTTCTGACCAGTAACCGAGCTCAATGAGTTCATAGCGATCACGGAAGTGAAGCACGACCGGAACACTCGGCAGCGGCGCGGTGATTTCGTGCCAATGCGGATCGGCCTGAACTTCTGGTTCCGCCATGATTTCCGGCTCCGGATGCTGCAACTGCTCCGTGCGGTCAACGCCGGGCTGGCGCTTAACCAATCTTCTGATTAGATCCAAAAACATTATTACCCTCCACAGCCAGGCGGCGAATGATTTCAGTTACAGGCGGCAGGTATGAAGACTGATGAACGCGCATCCATTCGCGGCGTGATGTCTCTGTTTCGTGCTTCATGATCTTCTCAATGTCGCGCTGTGGCATACCGATCAGCTCAGCCATTGGCTCAACTTCAACTCCGTGCATATGCAACTGGAAGATGCCGCGCATAATCGTGTGCGAGTATTTCCGTCGCTTGCCGATCACGCACTCTTTCGGACTGATCTGAATGGCCTCTTCTGCCGTGCCCGTATATTCTGGTCGCGGTCGTGGAGCAAATGGTTTTCTGAGGTTCGCCCTGGCCCGCATATCCCACAATATGCATTTCAGATGATTGCACTTGTCGTCAGGGACGATGGCGAGAGTATTCACCTCAGTATCCCCGCGTTCTGCTTCGTATGTGTCATGCTCACTCATTTCTTTTCCCCCAGAGCTTTGCTGATTGCTTCATTAGCAATAACCATTGGATGATCTTTATCGGAGTCCGCGTAAGGTTCATGATGCACATCTTCAACGTAATCACGTAACTGCCTTAGCGCTTCAAGCAACTCAGGTGCTGCAGCAACCAAGTAGGCATTATGCTTATTTTCAATTTCATCAGTAATTGGCGTGTAAATCCTCATGCCATTCCTTTTTACTAAAGTCCCCTTTACGATAACTTTCAGATCATCACCACGAGAAATGCGCACCGCTTCCCATGGCCCTGCCGTGCCGTTGAATTTTTTCATGCTGCCTTCTCCTGGCGCTTACGCGCATTTTCCCAGTCTTTAACGATGCCCAGGCATTTGGCCCGAACTTTCATGGCTGTAGCCTTGCCAAAACCGCTCACACGCGCTTCAAGCTCTTCAGGGGTACGATGCACAACATCAAACAGGTTGTGCATGCCAGCGCTCACCAGAGCATCCTGGTGCTTAGCTTCCAGTGGCAACTCAGTAACATCAACTCCGGTTGCCCACTCATAGCGAGCTACAACATCCGGATGCGTCGGCTGCAGCATTTCCATAATCTTCGCCTGAATATCTTCCGTCAGACCGGCAGGCCATGCTTTTTCGAACCCCGGAACGGTAGGGAATACCGGAGCACCGAACTCGTCAATGCTCACCAGCATGCAGATCCCTGAGTTCGTCCGCACTTCCATATGAAAGTCCAGGCCGCGCATCAGTGTGCAGTCAGGATTCACGGCGCGTGTATCCAGCCCCCAGCCAAACGTGTTCACATAGAACAGGTCATGACCGTTCGGCGATTCGTAATACTTCGGCGACACGGTTCCGCTGATCCGGTCCAGCTTATTTTTCAGATATTCGGTATGCTCGGTCATTTCGCTGACTGCCTGGACCATTGCGGCGTTCTTCGATTTCAGGCTGGCGTTTTCAGTGCGCAGCTTCACAGCTTCGGTGCGGCCAGCGTTCACGTCCTGCTGCTTTTCTGCCAGCTTCTTCTTCGCCTCCGCCAGCTGAGACTTCAGCTTATCTGGCTCCAGATCCTTCAGGCGCTTCAATTCTTTAGCCAGCTCACGGTTAACGCCATCGCTCTGCTGAGAGTCCAGCTTGATCCGGGCGTTCAGGTTATCGATGATGCCTTTCAGCTCCGCGCTGTTGGCCACTGCCTCATCGCGCTGCAGGTCAGCTTCTGCAATGCGGCCCAGCGCCTCGTCGCGTGCCGACGTAAGCAAGCCGCCAGCGGTAGTCAGATCGGCAATGCGCGCCTGCATGTCTTCGACAGCCGCCAGCAACACATCCTGCTCATCCATTTCCACGTTGTACTGCTCAGCAGTAGCTGTCAGCAGGTTGCCCAGCATCGACTGAGATGACTGGATAGCCGAAAGTGCAGCGCCAGATGTGATGCTCTCCGCCAGTTCAAGCTGAGAGAATACGGGCTTACTGAAAAGGTTCAGCGTATCGATTACTGTTTTTTGTTCGCTCATGTAATTTCCTGAATGGGCGCGGCGGCCCCGGTATTTATCGGATGCTTAACACTGGATTTCCAGGCTCAACAGTTACACCTTCCGGCACGTTGCCGGCATCCACTGCCTTCTTGATTTTGTCGGTATCTGCTTTAACGGATACCTCTGGGATCTGGTACTCTTCTGGCAAATTACTGACTTCCTGGACAATGATTTTTGATGCACCAGACTTTACAGAAACAGTGTGGTAAACGGTCTTAATGGACGTTCTTTCTGCTGCCTGAATGCACATCAAAAGATACTTTCTCAGACCTTCAGTTTTGTTTTCCCACATCTTTTGCCGCTGCTGATACTGCTGAACGCGAGACTTACACGCTGCCGCTTTATCCTTGGATTGCTCAATAAGATCGCAAATGGCATCGACCTTATCAGTCAGTTCCATCTCCAGAGCTTCCATGGTGTCAGCGATATCTTCCTGAGACATCTCATCACGCTCAACCATTTCCTGTAGCTTTGACATGGCTACTGCAGTATCAAGAGTTTTCGCCATCAGATTTCACCTTTTTCATTTTCACCAATTCAGCCAGCCGCTTATCTGCAACATTTTGCATTCTCGCAGAGACTGCATTCAGCATGCCGGATTTCTCCTGGTCACCACCGAAAACGCGAAGATTCGTGGTGATAGAAAGGAGAATGGTTCTCAGCAGTGAGTTAACTTCAGTTTTAGTCCCTGCCGTGGCCAGCGTATCAGCATTGCGTTTGAGCTTTTCCATGAAGTCATCGAATACTTTCTGCTTATCTTCAATGGCGCTGATCTCACTTTTTGCGGAGAACTCTGCGCGAGCCTCATCCACATAAGCGCCAATGTCATACATGCCCAGGAAGATATCTGCAGAGAACCCGAGGCCCGAAAGCGCCTTTTTCATGGCGTCGGTGAGTGATTTTTTCGGAGCCTCACCATCAGTTGACAGGCCGTATTTGTTTTTGGTGATGTAGGGTGTGCAGCCATAAGCTTCAATTTCCCCGCGCTGCCCGTCCTGAATAAACCACAGCGTGATCCTGACCGTGTGATTAACCTCACACACAACGCCGCCAGAACCATCGGGAATCACCTGGTTTACCTCGGCACCAGCAGAGTCTTTCACTTTCTGCATTATTGGAGCGCCTTTATCGAAACGCTCCTCAAGAACTTTTACGCCCCAGCCGATCCCTTTCGGGCCAAAAATCTCAGTGGCGCGCATCTCAGTGTAAGTGCCGTTGATTGCCGTTCCGCCGCCGTTCTGCGTGAAAGCCTTTGTGTAAGCCGGGTCTGTTCTTTCAACCGACTTCCAGATGCTCAGGTTTGTTTTATCAGTCACCTTGTGTGCCCTCTACGTTCTGATTGTCAATTTCGATAGCGTATTCACGCTTAGCCGTAAGAAGCGCCACGTCGCGCAGCAGCTCATCCAGGCGGATCTGAATGTCATCACTGGCCAGCACCGCCTCAACGTTGCATCCCTCAAAGTAACCCTGCAGAGTGGTGGCAATTACCACCTCCACTCCCATCTGCTTACGTGGGTCATATGCCTGCTCAACAAGCTTTGCAACGTGCTCGTTATCGGCATCATTGAACCGGCTGATTATGTTCTCAATTCGCTGATCGTGCTTCATGGGCATGTCCTTTTTTGTAAAATTACGCAGGGCTTTTTACGCAGCGATTTTTTTACTTCACGAATCTGCTTTGCCGTTGGTTTAACCGGGAAACCAAAGCATTCTTCCTGTGCGTAATGACCAGTGACTAGCGCCCATCTGCAGCCGTTACTTCCTGCTAAAACGCCTTTAAGAAAAAAAACTGTGTGTTCCATATACTTCTCCTGTTAGCAATTAATGAGAAGCCATAGAAATGACTTCTGGTTAATGGCTAAGCCGTCTGAGTAGGCGGCTTTACGGTGTCACTCAGTCGGTGCTGGATATGAGCACCATTGCTTTATCTTCACTTCAGACTCATCAATGCCTGCAATCTGAAAAACCCACTTCCATCCTCCTGTCGGGATGCCCCCAGCACCAAACCACAAAGCCCGCCATGCAATCAGTACCCCCTCGCCATTGAGGTCATTCACCAAAACCTGCTGCTGTGCTTCAGGCAGGCTTTCACTGCAATTAATCCATTCCATCCTCTTCTCCTGTTAGTGGTTACTGGCCCAATGCCTTGGCAATGGCGGATCGTGCAAATAAAAGGTCTTCAACCAAATCCACAGTTAATGGAATTTCACTAAGAATTTTCTCGCAAGCCTGAAGCGCCTCAAGAAGCTCAGGTGCTGCGGCTATCAGCGTTGCATCCTTTTCATTCTGAAATTCAGCAGCTATGCACGTGTAGCCAATCCATCCGCCGCCGCGCTCAAGGCTCCCGGCCTGGATAACCATATCCTCACCGTCATTTTTGAATACTTCCCACGGTCCTTTTGTTCCGCTAAATCCACTCATCTCAACCTCCTGCTATAAACCCCAGCCCCATCAACACACCAGTCACCAACCAAATGAATATGTAATTACCAGTGCTTATCATGGAGCCTCCAGATATGAAAAAGGCTGCGGGTTAGGCAGCCTGTTCGGTAGTAATTTTTCCTCTTTCGAGGATGCTATCTATCATCCATTCGTAGCCACAAAATCCCTTACTGCCCTTGATAGCTGCGTTCTTAGCCTTAACACCATCGACGATTTTTACAGACACCCCAGCGCCCCAACCGTCACCGAAGTTGTAATAGTGGTAAGCGCCATCCTTAACGTTTTCATTTCCCTTCAACGGCAGCGTGCGACTTTTTACATACTTATCGCGCTCTCCTGACCATCCGCCATTCCACGACCCTCTGTTAGGCATGGACAATTCGAAAATTGCATACTTAGCCATATATTTCCCTCTCGCCCTTAATGAGCCGTTACGATGTCTTTTGAGTTGCGATACCCGGCAGCGAATATCGCGATTTCTGGTAAGCACTGTGATGTGCTCTCATGCCTGTCACTTTGGATTGCATTTAAGCTGCAACAGGAACTCATAATTCACTGTGCGCTTTTCGGTGCCGCAGGTAATACGCCAGAGGTACTGACACGCTAGTCGCGTTACCTTCCACTGCTTGCCGCCGAAATTAACGGTCGTCATGCTGATTGCCTGGCTCATTTATCACCGCCTTTCTTCGCCGTGGTGCACAGCCCGTTACCGAGCAGACCGAAAGCGCCGCCGATCCACATGCCGATGATGCAGGCGCCAACAACACTGAGCCATGGGTAGTTCTGAATGATGAATGTCATGTGATTTCCTTAAATTGCTTCGCAATACCAAAAGTTTTCTTCGTGAACCAGAAGTCCGGATAGTGCTGAGTCGCCGCGGACGAAGATAAATCCGCTCTCATATTCACTGCCGGTGATGTCGTACTGCTGACCATTTTCATGCTGGCCAGTTCCAGTGGCCGGAGCCACGTAGTGGTACTGCTGGCCGTCAACGGTGATAGTGTTGAAACCCACCGTCACTTCAAAGCCTTCACCGCAGTTATATTTCACGTCGGTGATGCTGGCCTGCGCCGTTCCGCACAGCAGTAACGCGGCGATCAATAATTTGTTCATGCAACTCTCCGGATGAGGTCTTTCGCCTCTCTGATATGTGATGCTGGCACCATCATGCGGTGCCAGCGGTGATTGTTAATCTCGTAGTAGTAGGCGACGTCATCCAGAATCATGTAGGTAACCATGGCAAATGATGACTCCAGCTGGAAGAACTCAACGCCAGGCATCGGGAATACGCCGGAAGGATACGCCACAGCTTCAAGCGCCACATCCTCAACGTTATGACGTAGCAGCGCGCACTGGTCTGCAGACACGCTGCCTTCAATGCTGAAGGGCTTCATATTTACTGGCTTCATTTCACACCTCATCAGCTGATGGCGTAGATAACGTTGACGATGCCAGCTGCAATCACCGGCGCCGCATAAAGAGTGCACACAAAGACGCTCACGCCTGCTGTCATATAGTTCAGTAATTTCATTTTCAAACCCTCTTTAAATTGCCGAAACGCACTCGCAAATGCGCTTTGGTAATAGCCCGGCGAAGCGGGCATGGTGGATTATGCGCGCTGGATAGAGAAGCCCAGGCAAATCATGACGGCAATCATTCGCTCCACTTCACAAGTGGTAATGCTCGCCCCTGATCGATGGGCCTCGCTGCCAATGTCGATGATGCGAGTAACTTCGTCCACAAAACCAATACTTGCTGAATAGCCGGCAATTGCAGCCGCTGCCGAAAGGTCAAAGTGGTTATTCTTGTTGATATTTCCGATGATGATTTTCATTCTGTACCCTCATTCATTCGCGGCACCGCGCCGCTATTAATTGATGCATGGCTCTCGTGAAAGCCATCTATCAATCGCCATCCTGATCCTGTCCGCCGCGTTTCCGGGCTGCTTCATCTCCGTAAAGATACTTCGCAGGTGCCGGGCGCTGAGTTAGTGAGCTTTCTCACCAGTGCCGGATGGCTGATTCATGTTGTTAAAGAGCGGTGCTGCTTACTGCGTCTTGCTTGAGACGAACTATATGCTTTGAGGAAAATAACGTCAATACCTTTTGTCAGAAAAAATGTAGTTTTATTTTCCGCATTCTTCTTTACATAATCTCAGTGGTGTGTAGAATTCTAATCCTAGTCACGATCGGAGGGGTTAAATGAAAATTGAAGAAGCAGCAAAGTTGGCAGGTAGCAAGGTTGCTCTGGCCTGCCTGCTGGGGGTAACAGAAAAGACAATCTGGAAGTGGA